CATTTGATTTACACTTTGTACCAAGTGACGGATCGTATAGTGATACTGTTACATCAGTAGTTAGAAGATTGAGCTTGCCTGCAGGAGAAACTTTTACATTTGATACTGAAAAAGTTGTACTAGAAGGCGGTGATAGTGTAGTTGTTAATGGTAGTCCTGATACTAGCGGAACACCAACAGGTAGACTTGCATGTACAGTTAGTTATATTAAGGTATTGTAATGAGATTATTAAAGGCGCAAAATACAAATCTACGTAATATTTACGGTAAAGGTGTTAAGTATGACATTAACAATCGAGTAATTGTAGATAGTGAAAATGTAATGCTTGTTCCAAAGGGAACAACAGCAGAACGTCCTACTGATGCAACTACAGGAGATTTGCGCTACAATACAACTAATAACGAATTTGAAGCATACCAAGGTAGCAGTGCTACTTGGAAAAGAATTGCATTCAAAGAACCTACAACAGTAGTACAACAACAATTTGGTCCAGCAGACGGAGTAGAAACTGTATTTGGACCTTTAGATTCATCATGGGACAACGCGAGCGGTGATTACGAAGACTATACATTACCCGTTGACGGAAATAACATTATTGTTCTAGTAGAAAACGTTGTTCAAATACACGGCGCATCAAACAATTATCAAGTAGTACAAAATCCTGTTGGAAAACCAGCAGGCACATATTTAGAATTTACTTCTGCACCCCCAGCAGCTGGAACAGGTGGCGCTGATGTTTATATAACAGTGCTACATAATTTCGATAAGTAAATCCAATAAATACTTGTGTTAAGGAGAAGTCTGAGTGGCACAAGTAGGTAGAATATCCGGTGGCTTATTACAAAATAATCTTTTAAGATTAGGCGCAACAACCGGAGCAAATCAAAATCTTACATTTAGAAATGTATCAGCTGCAAGCGGTGGCGCAGCAATACTTCATCTCGACGTTATTAACGGTAAAATCGGTATTAATAATGACGCACCAAGCACAGAATTACATGTACTAGGTACAACTAGAATTTTTGATCCTAGTGCTACTGGCACTAATGGTTTTTTAACTGCTGAAAGTAACATTAATATTGCAGATTTAAATATTCAAAACAGTACTATTCAGCCACTTGGCGGAACAAATAATATTATATTTGATTCTGCAGGTGTAATTACTTCTACAAATGTAAAAACAGAAGAACTATATATTGATGACAATTATATAGAATCAATAAATTCAAACTCTAACATAGAACTTCAACCAAACGGCACTGGCTCAACAGAAATAATTTCTAATTTAAATGTTAGAGGAGACTTACACTCCTTTAGTGATATCACAGCAGACGGTAATATTGTTTTTGGTGATAACTTACCAAGTGACACAGTTACAATTAAAGCAGAAGTAAGCAGTAATATTATACCCGATGTAGATAATGTTTATACACTTGGTAATACATCTAAGCGTTGGATACAAATAGAATCTGTATTATTAAATGGACAAGAAACTACAGGCGACGATGCTCTTATTTCTGGCGTTAATATTAATATGCGTCAAGGTAAAATTTGGTTTGTTGCTAAAAACGGCAGCAACTCAAACGTTGGCGACCATCCTCAAGGACCATTTGAAACTATTGATTATGCTGTAACTCAAGCATCAACAGGCGATACTATCTATGTTTTTCCTGGCGTGTACGAAGAAAGTTGTCCAATTACAATACCACAAGGTGTAACACTACACGGACACGATCAGCGTAATACAATTATTGAGCCTGCAAGTAGTCAAAGCACTACAGATATATTTTTATTAAACGGCGAAACTGCTCTATCTAACTTTACAATTAGAAACTTTTATTATGATAATGTAAATGACGTAGGTTATGCATTTAGATTTGCTCCAGGCGGCAAGGTAACTTCTAGATCTCCGTATATACAAAATGTTACAGTTTCCACAAAAGGTAGTACTGTAACAGCAGGAGATCCTTTAGGATTTATAGCAGGTGATGCAGGACGTGGTATACTTGCAGACGGCGCAGTTCTTGCTGCTGATACAAGAGAAGCAAGTTTATTATTCCATGCAATAACACTTATTGTTCCTAATGCAGATGCATTAGTAATGACAAATGGTGTTAGAATAGAATGGCTTAACTCGTTTACATATTATGCAAATAGAGGCTTTTATGCAACCAACGGTTCGGGCCGTGTTGATGACAATTTGCAAACGCATTATGGTGCAGAAGTACGTTCAATAGGATCTGCTAATATTTACGGTAACTATGGTGCCGTTGCAGATGGTGCAGACACATTAATGTATTTGATAATGCATAACTTTGGTTATGTAGGTACAGGTTCTGATAGTTCAAACGACGATACTCTTACTATTCAAGCCAATGAAGTAGTTGAAACAAATAACGGTAGAATACAATATCAATCACAATCGCATAGCGGCGATTTTAGAGTAGGCGATAACTTTTTAATTGACTTTGAAAAAGGCAGTCAAACATTTAATATTAATGATGTTCCAGTAGTTGGTGTAGATACTATCACTGTTACTACAGGATCAGATGTTAGTTATTTAGATCTACAATATATTCAAACTGGAAATCTTAGATTAATTGGTAACAGTCTAGTAAGTATTTCAGGCGATATGAACATTGACAGTGCATCAGGACTAATAAATCTTAATGGCAATGTTAATATAGATCAAAACTTAGACGTTAGCGGTGACATTACAATTGGTGGTACATTAATTAGATTTGGTAATAATCAAAACTTAGATGTTATTACATTTGAAAGTGGAATAGATAGTAACTTAACACCTAAAACAACTGATACATATAACATAGGTTCTAGTTCTTTACGTTGGGACGATGTTTGGCTAACACAAGTACTAAACGATAACATTAATGCTACTAACAATTTTATTGAAACAACACAGTCAAATAGCAATTTAGAGCTACGTGCCAGTGGCACAGGACAAATTTTAATATCAGACAGTGTTACTTTAGGAGGCAATCTAACAGTAACAACTGGAAGTACAGAATTTGCTGGAATAACAGACGTAAACGATAATCTTACTCTTACTAACTTTTCACAAGTTGGTGATTTAAATATTACAGGTAATGTATCTTTAACAGAGTCATTAACTGTCGACGGATCAGTTCAATTTGAAGATGTATTGTTTAGCGGGAATGTAGTTACTACGACACTTACTAACTCAGATTTAGAACTACGTGCTAGTGGCACAGGTAATTTATTAATTCCTAATAATAATGTTTCTATTACTAACAAACTAACAGTATCAAATACATTTACTACTGGCGACTTAACAAGTGTATCAAATATTAGTGCAGAAGTTTTTACTAATAATGATCTAACTATTCTTGATAATAATATTACAGCAATTACTGGTGATTTAGAATTAAGTGCTACAGGTAATGTAGTATTTGATAATGCCGTACAAATTGATAACAATTTGACAGTAACAACAGGACTAACAACTATTAACAACAATCTTTCTGTTACTGGTTTGTTAGATCATACCGGAAATAGAACACAAGTAGGTAATTATTCACAGACTGGTAACTTAGATGTTAGTGGAATAGTTAACCTAAACAGTCAAGTTCAATTAGAAGAAATATTAGTTGATGATAATTTTATTACAACTACATCAACAAACGCTAACTTAGAACTTCGTGCAAGTGGAACTGGTGTTGTAAGATTAGAAACTACAGATGTTCAAACTAATTTAACAGCAACCGGTGTTGATGCAAATAGTTTAACAGCAACTACAATAAATTCTGCTACATTAAACACAGCAACAATAACTATTGCAGGTAATAAAATACTTTCAAATGTAGGAGATTTAATTCTTGAAGGATTTGGCCCTAATGCTGCTGATGCTTCGAGTATTTCTGTTCAATTTAACGATTTTATTGCAGAACAAAATTTAAGTGTAGTAGCATTAACAACAAATCTGCAAGCACTAGATATTACAGGTAGTTTAACACAAACTGGTAATAGAAGTCAAGTTGGAGATTATAATTTAACTGGAAATCTTTCAGTTGACGGCGAAATTGATATAACTAAATCAGCACAGTTTGAAGAAATATTAATTGACGATAACTTTATTACAACTACAAGTTCTAACGCTAATTTAGAATTACGTGCTAGTGGCACAGGACAAATAATTGTACCAAATAATAATGTTACAATTACAAATAATCTTGATGTAAATAATTCTGTTACACTAAACCAAGTTCAAAATACAACTAGTATTAATACAGAAATATTCCGTACTGACGAATTAGATATTTCTGATAACACTATTACTACTACACAATCTAACGCAGATCTAACATTACGTGCTAACGGCACTGGTGAAGTTTATGTTCCTAGCAATAACGTAGAAATTACTAATAATCTTACTGTAAACGGAGTAACAGATTTACGAATTACAAATATTAATGGAACATTAACTCACACAGGCAATAAAACACAAACAGGCAATGCAGATATTACAGGCGACATGACTATAAGCGGATTATTAAATGTCCCTAACATAGATTTTGAAAATATTGATTTTGACGAAAACGTTATTACAACTGTTGATAGCAATAGTGATTTAGAACTACGTGCAGCAGGCTCAGGTAAAGTAATTGTACCAAACAATGATGTAGAATTTACACAAAATGTTAATATACTAGGAAATCTGCAGGTTAATATAATAAATTCGGCAACGACTGTAACGGCAGACTTATTTAATAATTACGATTATTTACACATTTACGATAATAATATTTTAGCCACAACACTACTAGATCCTAATACCGATATAGAATTAAGTGCAACTGGCAATATAGTTTCTAATGCTGATAATAACAAATTTAATCAAAACTTAGATGTAGATGGTACTACAACAATAGCAGACACAAATGTTAACGGATCACTTACATATATAGGCGATTTAACTCAAACAGGTAATGTTATTGTAAACGGAAATGTCGCATTTAACGGAAAACTAACAGTCGATAGACAGGTACAATTTGAAAATGTTGCACTTGACGATAATATTATTACAACAGTTGATTCAAATAGTGATTTAGAATTACGTGCAGTTGGAACTGGAAAAGTTCTAATATCTAGCAGTAATATTTTAGCAGAAAATAATTTTACTGTACAAGGTTTAACAACTACTAACGGTATTAATAATGGTATAAACATTACTTCTTATTCTTTCGAAACTGATACAGGATTAGAAATTAGAGATAATATTATTACTCACACAGTTACTAATTCAAATATATCTTTAGACGGAACAGAAGTACAATTTAATTCTGTTACCGAATTAAATCAAAATTTAACTGTTGATGTACAAACAAACTTTACTAATACTGATATTGGAGTAGTAGGAGATGAAAATACTACAATATTAACTCATACAGGTAATAGAAATATTACTGGAGATTTTAATATACCAACATATAATTTTAGTTTAAGTGGACAAACTTCTGTAACTGGTACTGGAAGATTTGGAGATATTAAACTTGAACAAAATGTTATAAGACAAACAACAATACCAGACGGTAATTTAGAGCTACGTGCTAGTGGCACTGGTAAAGTTTTAGTTCCAAATAATAATGTAGAAATTACAAATGATCTATTAATATCAGGAACATTAACATCTTCAAATATACAAAATGTTAGTAATGTTAATGCAGATTTATTAGAAACTCAGTCTCTTAGATTATATGATAATAATGTTGATGCTTACGGCACTAACACCGATATAATATTAGATGCAAACGGTACTGGCAGTGTTGTAATTGATACTAATGATGCAGAGTTTAGTCAAAATCTATCAGCAACTAATTATACATTAGGCGGAATGTCTATAAATGGAACAATAACGCATGTTGGTGATAGAACTGATAATGGAATACTTTTCTTATCTGGAGGTTCTAGTGAACTAAATGTTATAGGAACGCTTGACGCTGGTCCATCAACTCAAACACTAGGCAATTTACGATTTGGAACTATAGGTCCTGCAGAAGGAATAACAGCTCAAGCCGGATCTGATATTATTTTAAGGTCTACAAATAATGTTGTATTTGACGGCGATTTGGCATTTAGTCATAACAATATTAATGTTCAAAATATAACTTCAAATACTATTAGTAATAGTGGTACAATTACTGCAAATGCATTTGAGACTGCTGATATTACTATTACACAAAATAAAATTGAAAGTGTTACTACCGGAACAGACTTATTCTTTATGCCGACAACAGGCAATAAAGTACATGTACCAAGTAATAATGTGTTTATTAATCAAGATTTAAATGTTACTGGTACTACAACTGTACAAGATCTTGAGGTAAAATATGGTACAGTAGATCCAAAACAAATTACTCATGTAGGTGACAGAACAGTAAATGATTTTACTACAACAGGCAATCTAACAGTAACAGGAAATATTGTTGCAGCAGAGGTCCAGTTTGAAGAAATAAACATTAATGACAATACAATAACAACTACTTCTTCGAGTGCGTACTTAGAACTAAGAGCAAATGGCTCGGGTGAAGTACAGTTTGATGCTAATTCAAAAATTGCACAAAACTTATATCTTAATGGAGTTAGTGACATAACTCAATTAACAACACAGTATGTACAAACTGATAAACTTGAAACTAACGATATAGAAATATATGACAATAGAATTCAAACTACCAATACTGATAGTGACCTAGAACTAAGTGGTGCAGGTACAGGATCAGTTGATGTTGAAGATATTAGTTTTAATACAAATACTATTTCAAGCACACAGAGTATAACCTTTGAAGTCGATGGCAACGTTGATGTTTCAGATGCACCTGCAACTAAATTGCCTTCAGGTACAACTGCACAAAAAACTGTAAACACCCAAGGTGATATTAGATTTAACAATCAAACAGGACTGTTTGAAGGATTTACAACAGTTCCTGTTGCATTTTCTGGTATATATTCTGCAGATAGGCTTACTAGTGTAGATGCTACTAGCACTAGCAATCAAATTGTATTTACTCAGCAAGGTGTACAGACTGCAAGTATACAACCAGATAACTTCTTTATTTCAGGCATAGTATTACCACAGATGTATATCAATAATAGTACTATTGGAGTAAGTCAAGCAGATACTGATCTTACTTTTGAAAATGGTACCGGTGTATTTAATATTGAAGATATTACTATAGAAGATAGTAAAATTATTAACAATACAAATAATGCTCTTGAAATAAAAAACAACTCAAGTGGTTATTATACTGTGTTAGTATCAAACTCAGGGGTTTTAATACCTGCTGGACCAAGTGCTGATCGAACAAGTGTTGAAATAGGTGATACAAGATGGAATACTGATGACCAAATACTTGAAACATTTGACGGGAATACCTACATCGCATCTGCAGGATTAAGCAATAATATTACCCCAGCAGAGTTTGACGATCTGCTGTTTGAATACACTCTAATCTTTGGGTAACGACCCACTTTTCTCTAGATCATATAAATACTAGTAATGCAAAAGTAAGACCATACCTTGCAGGACAAACTGTGGTTAGCCAGCAAAGAACCGAGAGGGTGAGAATTCGGCTAGAGGGACAGGATCCCCGTGTTAAGGAGAAGAGATGGCTGTTGGTCGCATATCAGGTCCGCTCTTAAAGTCTAACTTACTTCGTGATGGAGTAAATTTAGCCTTTGAGAACGACTTATTAGTTCTAGATGTTAATAATGATAAAGTCGGTATCAAACTAGGACTGAATAACGCCGACCAAAATGACCCCATTTTACCTCAACACGAGTTAGACGTTAACGGAACCTCTAAAACAACAAACCTTATTGTAGATACGCAAGCCGATCTTGCAAACATTACAATATCAGGTAATACTATCCAAAGTTCAAATGATTTAAATCTTGTAACTACAGGCATAGACACTGTTGTATATCAAAAACAATTAGACATACAAGACATAAGCATTTATGACAATATAGTTAGTACAAATAATAGTAATGCTAACTTAGAGCTAAGACCCAACGGAACAGGAATTGTAGACGTATTTTCAGACATGAATGTTACAGGAAACATTCATGCTACAGGTAATATTACCGCAGACGGAAATATACAGTTAGGTAGTACAGATCAAACAGTACCAAATGACGACACTGTAACATTTAATGCAGAAATTGCATCTGATCTTATACCTGATCAAGACGATACTTATCAATTGGGTACAGCAGCAAAACGCTGGGCAGATATCTATGTTGAAAACTTTATTGCTACACAAATTGATACAGGTGACTTATTTGTTGACGGCATTGATTTATCTTTACGTCAAGGAAAAATAATATATGTTGCTACAAATGGCGACGACACACATACCGGAACACACCCCCAAGATCCGGTTGCAAGTATCAAGTATGCTGCTGAAACTTTAGCAACAGCCGGAGATACTATTCATGTTTTTCCTGGTACATACACAGAAACATTTCCAATTGAATTACCAGTAGGCGTTAACGTTAAAGGTGAAAGTCTTAGAAGTGTAACTGTACAACCTACAGTAGCAACTCAAGATAATGATGCATTTTTGCTCAACGGTGAAACAACAATTGAAGATATAACTGTTGCAAATTATTTTTATAATAGCGTAAATGATACAGGATATGCGTTTAGATTTGCAAGCAACTTTGAAGTAACTACTCGCTCGCCATATATTAAAAATATTACTGTTATTACAGAAGGCAGTGTAACTAGTGCAAGTGATCCTAGAGGCTTTGATCAAGGAGATGCAGGTAAAGGTGTTCTTGTAGACGGTTCTGTTGCAACAGCAAATTCAAAAGAAGCAAGTATGCTTTTCCATTCTGCTACGTTTATTACACCAGGTGTAGATGCAGTAACGGCAACTAATGGTGCAAGAATAGAATGGCTCAACAGCTTTACATATTTTGCAAATCGTTCATTATATGCATACGATAGTAGTGCTGGTCTTAAAGGTGACGGCAAAACGGCATTGCGTGTTTCTGATGTAACAGGATCATTTAGTGCAGGCGAAACTGTAACTTATTATGACACAGATGGCACAACAGTACTAGCAACAGGCACAATTGAAACAGTTGATGCAGACGGCAAATTTTATATTGATGCTAAAAATGTAGGATGGGTATTACCAGAAGAACGTCCTGGAAAAACTGTAACAGTCAACGGTGATGCACAAATTGATTCAACTAACAGCAAGTTCGGTATTGGTAGTTTAGTTTTAGATGGTACTGGCGACTACATAACAGTGGCCAGCATAGAAGATTTTGAATTTGGCACTGGTGATTTTACTATTGAAATGTTTGTGTATTTTGATGCAGTTGCAGGCAACTTGTATGATCAAAGAACAACAGCATCACAAGCAGCTCCTGTAATTTACATTAACGGTTCAGGAAATTTTGCATACTATGTAAATGGTGCAGAAGTAATCACAGGTACTTCATCACCTACCACAAGTACTTGGTATCATGTTGCTGTAACAAGAGAAGGTACAGATACTAAACTCTTTATTGACGGAACACAAGAAGGTAGCACTTGGACTGATAATACAACATATGTTGAAACAGGCGTAAGAATTGGTGCAGGATTTAATGATACTTCTTTTGTAGATGGTAATATTGATGAGGTAAGAGTTGTTAAAGGTGAAGCCAAATATACAGCAAACTTTACACCTACTACTACTCCGTTTTTAGGAGAACAACCGGGTACAGTTTTACTGTTACACTTTGACGATATCAGCGGATCAACTAATATTATTGATGATGGCGTATCAGGACAAGATGTTAGATTTAGTGGCGGAGCAACCGCTACAAGAATTTCACTTGTAGACTTTTCAGACTTTGGTGCAGAAATACGCTTGATTGGATCTGCCAGTGTTTACGGCAACGAAGGCTTAGTAGGCGACGGTCCTGGTGTAATAATGTATGCTATTGGTCATAATGTTGCATACATAGGCAACGGTAAAGATGTTGATAACGATCCTAACACTGTAATACAAGCAAACGAAATTGTAGAAACTAATAACGCAAAAATTTATTATTCAACAGTTGACCATAAAGGTGATTTTAGAGTAGGCGATTTATTTGTAATTGACCAAGAAAATGGTGCTATTCAGTTTAGTAATGCAAGTTTTAATATTGATACAACTAATGGTATTGAAATTACAGACGGCACAAATACTACACTAATTAAAGGCGATAAAATTGAAACAGGTAATTGGCGTTTAAGCGGTAACACTCTTGAAACATTATCAGGAGACGCTAACATTACAGCAGCAAGCGGCCAAATTAATTTACAAGATAATGTAGACATTACTGGTAATTTAGATGTAGTTGGTGATGTTACTGTTGCAGGTAATATTCAAATAGGTGATCAAAGCACAGATTCAGTTAGTTTTACTGCTAACATTGATAGCGGTATGTTTCCAAATATAACTGATACCTATGATTTAGGTAGCCCTAGTTTACGTTGGAGAGATTTGTGGGCTAATAGATTATACATTGATAGCATTGAAATCAATGACAACTACATTCAAACAATAGACTCAAATGCAGATTTAGAACTTCGTGCAAACGGCACAGGAGAAGTTATTGTACCTAACAACGATGTTACAATAACAAACAATTTAGTTGTACAAGGTACAACAACTGTACAAGATCTAACAATTAATTCAGATCTAACTGTTAACGGAGCAGTTGATATAACAGGCGATGTTGATGTTACTGGCAATGTTTCTCTAACAGAAACTTTAACAGTTGACGGTGCAGGTCAGTTTGAAGATATTAGAGTTGAAGGTAATGTTGTAACTACTACTTTAAGTAACAGTGATTTAGAACTACGTGCAAATGGCACTGGGTTTATTCAAATACCAAACAACGATGTTATAATTAATAATAATCTAACTGTTATTGGATTGACATCTGCTCATGACGTAGTTGTTAATAATAATATTATAACTGATACATTTACAACTGGCGATATCTTAATTGATAATAATACTATTACAACTACACTATCAAACTCAGATTTAGTATTAAGAGCAAATGGTGCAGGCGAAATACACGTTGATACAAATAATGTTGTGCTTGGACAAGCATTAACAGTAGCAGGTGCAACAGATGTACAAGCCTTAACTGTAAATGGAGATATCACACACAACGGAAATGTTACACAAGTAGGCAATGCAGATATTACAGGCGATTTAACTGTAACTGGAGTAACAAATATACAGTCGCAAGTACAATTTGAAAATATTTTAATTGACGACAATTATATTACAACTACTGTAAGTAACAGTGATTTAGAGCTTCGAGCAAGTGGTACTGGTATTATTTTAATACCAAACAACGATGTTACAATCACAAACGATTTAAGTGTTACTAATCAAATTAATGCAGATACAGTTGATGTAACAACTACAGTAGATGCAACTACATACAACGTTAGTGATATTACAATTACTAATAATGTAATTACTACAGCGTCATCAAACGCAAACTTAGAACTTGCAGCAGCAGGTGTAGGAAATATAGTTGCTAACAATGACGTAGTAATGCAACTTGGTTTAGAAGTCCGCGGCGATACAGATTTATTAAACACTGTTGTTGTAGGAACAATTACACATGCAGGCGATACTACACAAACTGGCAACTTAACTGTTACTGGTAACATATCTACAACAGGTACTTTAGACGTTACACAAGCAGCACAGTTTGAAGAAATTTTAATAGACGACAATTATATTACAACTACAACAACCAACGCTGATTTAGAATTACGTGCAGTAGGCACTGGTGAAGTTATTGTTCCAAATAACGATGTTACAATACAAAATAATCTAACTGTTAACGGAACAGTTACTACGCCTAACTTGATAGCAGTTACATCAATAACATCTCCATTATTTACAACTGGCGATATTAATATTTTCGATAATGTAATAGAAACAACAACTTCTAATTCAAATTTAGAATTACGTGCAGCAGGAACTGGCGCAATACTAGTTGATTCTAATAATGTACAATTTGATAATAATTTAACAGTAAACGGTACAACTCAGTTATCAACTACAAATATTAATGGGCTATTAACACATATTGGTAACACAAATCAAACTGGTGACTACGACCTTATTGGTGATTTATCTATTAGCGGAATATTAGATGTACAATCAGCAGTTCAATTAGAAGAAATATTAATTGAAGATAATTTTATTACAACTACTTCAAGTAATGCCGATTTAGATCTACGTGCCGCCGGCACAGGTAAAGTAATTGTACCAAGCAATGATGTTGAATTTTTACAAAACGTTGAGATTTTAACTGGAACATTAACAACACAAGATGTTAATAGTATGTCTATTACTGCTAATCTTTTCAGTACTGGTGATATTGCTATTTTTAATAATACTATATCAACAAATTTAAGTAATTCAGATCTCATACTAGATGCAAGTGGAACTGGATCTGTAGTAATACCAACTAGTAATGTATCAATAACAAATGACTTAACAGTTAGCGGATTAACTACACTTGATAATACTGTAATAAACGGAACAATTACCCATACAGGGAATTATTTCCAAACTGGTGATGCAACAATTAATGGTGATTATACTATTAATGGATTGTTTTCAATCAATGCAGAAATGCAGTTTGAAAATATTTTAATTAATGATAACTTTATTACAACTACTGCAAGTAACAGCGACCTAGAGTTACGTGCAGCAGGTACTGGTGTAGTTTTAGTACCAACTAATGATGTTTTAATTAATAATAACTTAGAAATTCTTGGAGCAACTACAACTGAAAATATTAATAATGCAGGTTTAATTACGTCAGGTTCTTTTGAAACTGCTAACATTAGAATTATTAATGATCTTATTAAAACAATTAATCCGGGTGATAATTTAATACTAGAAGCTAATGGTGTTGGTATAATTCAAGTAAACTCGGATCTAAGAGTATTAAATGATTTGACAGTTACTGGAAATACAGATTTACAAGATACTACAATAACTGGAACTTTAACTCAGATTGGCGGCACATCACAAACTGGTGATTTTGATTTAACAGGAAATTTATCAATTGACGGTAATTTAACAGCATTGTCGCAAGCACAGTTTGAAGATATTTTAATTGACGATAACTTTATTACAACTACTTTAAGTAATAGTGATTTAGATCTAAGAGCAAACGGCACTGGTGTAGTTCTTATTCCAAACAACGATGTTGAAATTACTAATGATTTAACAGTTGGTGGAACAATTAATAGTGGTGCTATTGTAAACTCCGGAAGCATTTCAAGTTCTTCGTTTAGCACTGGCGATATTTCTCTTATTTTTAATACTATCACAACTACTCAAAGTAATAGTGATTTAGAACTACGTGCAAGTGGCACAGGCAGAATTTTTGTACCAAACAGCGATGTGTACATTAGTAACGATTTAACTGTTGTTGGTACAACTACGACTGGAGATATCACTGCAACTGGATTAATTAATCACATAGGTAATACACAACAAACAGGCACATATACTGTAACAGGGTCTGCTATATTTAATGGCAACATAAATGTTCAGGGAACTTCAACACTAGATGACATAGTTGTTGCAAATAACGTGATATCTATAGACCCAACCGTAACAAATACTGATCTTATATTAAGACCGCAACCAGGCGGTGAAGTTATTATTGATCAAAATGATTTATCAGTAACTGGAGATATATTAGCACCAACTTCTACTATTAATTCAAACACCATTAATAACACTGGATTTGTATCAGCATCTCAATTCAGTACTGGTACTATAACACTAGTAGGAAACTATGTTACTTCTATTTCCGATATTATTTTACAAGCAAATCCAGGAAACGTTGTTAGAGTACAACTTGCTGATGTAGAATTTGATCAAGACTTAACTGTTCTCGGAACTACTACTTTAAATGATTTAAATGTTAACGGAACACTAACACACAACGGAGATTATACACAAACTGGAAATACAACTATTAATGGTAATATTAATGTAGGTGGAAGTTTTGATGTCGAAGGAGCATTCCAATTTGAAGAAATATTAATTGATGATAACTTTATTACAACTACAAGATCAAATGCAAATTTAGAACTAGGTGCTAATGGAACAGGCGAAATACTAGTTCCAAATAACAATGTTAGAATTCTACAAGACCTAACAGTAGAAGGCACATTGTTTACAAATAGTTTGATATCTTCAAATTCTTTAGTATCTAGTGATACATTTAGTACAGGTGATATCATAATTGAAGACAATTATATTACTACAACTAATAGTAATAGCAACTTAGAACTTCGTGCAAGTGGTACTGGGTCAATTGATTTTGGTGATATTTCAATCAATCAATCTACGATAACAGTAGCACCGGGCAACGACTTAGATATTAGTTTAGGTGCAGGAAACATTGTTAATTTTGATAGCACAGAAAGTATTGTTTTACCAGCAGGTACAACTGCTGACAGACCTGCAACACCAGTAGCAGGCATGGTAAGATTTAATACTGACATAGGCGATTACGAAGGATATGATGGCACTAGTTGGAGTGGCTTAGGTGGCGTATTTGATGACGATAGAGACACTTATATTACTGCTGAATTAACACCTGGTGCAAACGATGGCGTTATAAGATTCTATTCCAACGGATCGTTAGCAGCATCATTAGACAGTACTGGATTAAACACACCAAGGATTGAAATAGATAACATTTTAATTGAAAATACTAGCATTAGTGCAGTAAATACAAATACTGATATGAGTTTCCAAGCAAATGGAACAGGCAGTGTTATTCTTGAAAACTTTGCAATTAATGAAAGTACGATAACTAATACTGCACCTGCTTCAAATATGGAAATTGTGCAAACTGGTACAGGCTACCTTAAATTTGGTGATGCAGAAGGATTTGTAATTCCAGTAGGAACAAGTGTAGAAAGACCAGCAACACCGCAAACAGGTGTTACAAGATTTAACACTACAGACAGTCGTGTTGAAGTATATGATGGACAAAACTGGGTATCAGTTGCAGGTTCTGCAAGTGGTATTTCAAGAGCAGATGCAGAAGATTTAGCACTAGAAATTGTATTAAGTTTAGGATAAAAGAAAATGGCAACATTATTTAAAAATAAAGTATTAACACAGGTTGGGACAACCCCTGTACAAATTGCTCAGACAGCAGGCAATTCTAGAGCAACTGTAATTGGACTCAGCCTTACAAATTTACTTGCTGACAAAGCAGTAATGGTTAGCGTAATGTTAACAGACGAAACAAGCACAACAGGGTATTACCTAAAAGACGTAATGATTCCTCCAGGGGGAAGTTTACGAGCAGTTAATGGAGGTGAAAAACTAATTGTTGCTGCTAGTAATGAATTAATGGTAGTGTCTAGTGTAGATGACAGTGTAGACGTACTAATGAGCTTTGTTGAGATTGTATAAGGAGAAAACAAATGAGTAGCGGAAATTATTATTTAGGAAACAGTCCAGATATAATCTATGATCAATATAACGGCTCTAGGTATTTTTATGCACTAAGAATAGATGAAGATCAGTTTTTATATTTGACAAAAATTGATATGGTACTGGACAAGACAGCAGAAATTCGTATAAACGAATCAGGTCCTGATAGTACAAAGGACTTTGAAAATTTTGAATTTGGAGTAGATTTTTTTGATAAAAGACTACCGAACAAAGAAGACGATCCTGATATTGAAAATATGAGATATCAGCAGTATAGATGGGACTCTAAAAACATTGACTATGAAGTTAATGCCGACGGGGAGTTCATATTAAAAATTGATCCGTTGGGTTAAGATAGAAAAAGATAAATACATGCAAAGCATGTGCTGAATTAAAGGATAAGGAAAAATGGCAGAATTTAATCTAGGTAGATTACGATTTGTATGGAAAGGAGAGTGGGTTACCGGCACTGCATACCTCAGAGATGATGTTGTACGCTATGGTGGTACATCATACGTATGTAAAGCAGGACACACAGCTCAGTCAAATTTTTATGCCGATCGAGATCTAGGCAGTTGGGAAATAATGGCGGGAGGCTTCGAATGGGCCTCTGAATGGGTAGGTGGTACTTACTACAAAGTCGGAAACGTTGTTCGTTACGGCGTTACAGTTTATTACTGTAATACAGGACATACTGCAGATCCTACTACTTTTGAAAATGACGGTGCAAACTGGGAAATTTTAGTTGCAGGTTTAAACTGGAGAGATACCTGGGGTGCAGGAATCCAATATCAAGCAAACGAACTTGTAGTACAAAGTGATAGACTTTACATTGCACTAAGAGATAATATCGGAGCAGATCCAGATGTTTCCCCGTTAGACTGGAGACGTTTAACAGGTTCACTAGGACTTCAAGACGGTGACACAATTGGCGTAGACCTTATCCCTGACGCTGATGAAACATACGATCTTGGTAGTGCAGTTAATAAATGGCGCGATCTTTATCTAAGTGGCAGCACAATTTATCTTGGTACAACTCAACTTAGTGTTAATGCAGACGGTAAAATATCAGCACTTGGTGGTTTTGACTTAGGTGGTACAGAAGCAATCGAAAACGGTGATATACAAATCATCGGTAATGTACTTGAAACTATTAATTCAAACTCCGATCTTGATGTACGCACAAGCGGTACAGGAGCTATTAATTTAGAAGCTAATACAAATGTAACAGGTAACTTAGATGTTACAGGCGATATTACACTAGGCGGCAATCTAAGGATTGGTGACCAAGATGTTGACACTGTCGAAGTTATTGCAGACTTTACTTCTAACTTAGTACCAGATGCTAATAATACATATGATTTAGGTAGCACAACTAAGCAATGGAATCACATTTATTCTAACAATATTAGAATAGAAAATGCTTTAACTACTTCTGCAATTGGTACTGTAGATATTATTAACACTAATGCAACAGTTATTAATGCATTTGGTGCAGCATCAACTATTACTATTGGTGATGTTAACGGTGAAACAACATTTAGAACAACTGTAATTGTAGACGGCGACTTAGAACTAGGCAATCAACTTATGCCACAATATGGTGGTACTGGTTTAACAACTATACCAGCAAACAGTATTGTATACGGTAATGATACAGGCGCATTAGGAAATACCGGTGTTTCAAATCCAGGTTTCAATGCTACTACAAGTTACGGAGTTTTAACAACAGATGAAAATAATGTTCCAGTTTGGACCGATGTAATCGACGAAGGAACCTTTTAAGGATAAATAAAAATATAGCATATATATGCTAAAAATAAGGGAAGACAAGTGTTTCAACCCTTTACCTATATAGGAAGAAAATAAATGGCTAGCAAATTAAAACACATTAGAAGTAGTGTACCAGGAAGAGTACCTACGGATTCACAGATCGAACCAGGTCAAATTGCAATTAACACAGCAGATGGTAAGATTTTCACTAAAAAAGATAACGGTGAAATTGTTGCGTTACAAGCAGTCGATCCAGATTTTGCATCATCAAGTATTTTCCAAGGAGATACTTCATTAACAATCGTTGACAATCAAGACAGTACAAAAGCAAGTGTTACTGCAAGTGTTGACGGTGCACCAAAAGTTGTTATTGAAGCAGACGGTACTGAATTTAACGGACCAATTACTGTAAATGCAGCAGAAACTTTATTCTTTAATGATGCAGACAATAACAAGTACGTGGGTATACAAGCACCCGACGATGTTAACTTTAGCTATATTATTAAACTTCCACCCGAAGATTCAATCGATCCTGCGGTACTATCAACAGACGGAGCAGGCAATACATTCTGGGGCAGACCAGATGCATTTGGCGGCAACCGAGTATATGTATCGGACAAATATGGTGATGACGAAAACGATGGTACTAGCCAACCAGTTAAGTCTATCACAAGAGCTACACAAATTGCGGCAGATTTATCTTACCGTCCGAAAGTTGATCCAGGTAGAGAATTCTTCAACGCTAAGAAGTTATTGCGTGACAACAAGCCATATATTAAAGAAGAAGCGATTGCATTTATTGAAGCAAACTTTGTTAACTTCTTTCCAACATTCGATCAAACAGACTTTGGCAATGATGCAGAAAGACTAATTGATGCAGTAACAGATGATCTTGTATTCCAAACAAACTATAAATCTACAGTACTTGCGCTAGAACTAGGCGAAAAATACTCTGCACTTCCAACAGACGGACAAAAAGCAAAGTATATTGATTTTATTATCTATGTTCTAACTAGAATAGAACTTGTAACACCACTAAATGCTGCAAGCCTTGACTATATTAGTGGGCTATGGGATGATATTGTTAGCATAATTTGGAAAGAATTGTTAGATCCAGTTGTAATGACTGAACTCTATTATACTCCAAATCCAACATCAATTATTACACTTACACAAGGTGTTGATCTTCTAAGAAGAAACAAAGAATTTATTGCAGCAGAACAGATTGCATGGATTGAAGCAGAGATTACAGCAGGTAATTCTCCATTCCAAGACGGTTTAACATATAATCAAGAAGTTTGGAGAGACTTTTATAGAGACTTGATTGATGCAATGAGCTATGACTTATACTATAGCGGTAATACTGCAACTATAGATAAAGCTGACTGGATGATTACTGGCGATGATAATATTGTTGGTGCAGAAGCACAGTTTAGAGAGTCAATTACACATCTTCAAACATATATTGATGATGTTATTCAAAGTAATACAATTTCAGCACCAAGTCAAACATCAGTAGCACAAGTTACTGACGCAGCTAACGGTAGTGCAACAGAAGCAGCAACACTTAATACACTTTTAGCTGAATTTAACGAAAGAACATACCAAGATAACGTTAATTATCCTGTAACAATTACAAATCCTTCTTATGTAGCAGGTGTTAACGAAGATCCTGGTGCTACAGATAGAACTACAATACGCACTGAAACCGCAGCGATTAAACAAAACTCTTTGATCTATTTAGATCAAAAATATCCAGGTGCATATGCTGAAGAAAAGTGTCGTAGAGATACAGGCTTAATTATTGATGCAGCATACTGGGATATACTACTAGGTACCAACTATAATCAAGTTACAGCCGGTCTAGCATATACTAGAGGTACAAGTGAATATCTTAACAATTATCAAAATATTCAAACAGTAGAAAGTTTAAAACATGCTAAAGGACTAGCATCGACACTTACTAGCACAGATGCACTAGCACAGTTCCGTAATGACGAAGCATGGGACGAAGTAATTTATATTATTGAAAACGGTGAAACAGAAGATGGTTCTACTCGTCCAATGCAATATCCAGCACCTGTAGGAGTAGTTCCGGAAAAGGTTGAAGCAAAAGATATTATTCAAGATAAAAGAATTCTTATCCAGAACAGAGCAATTAGCTGGTTAACACTTAACTATCCAGATTTAGTATACGATAGTGCAAAATGTCGTAGAGATGTAGGTTATGTACTTGATGCGCTATGTTACGATATTGTTTATGGCGGTAACAGTGCTACACATTATAATGCATCAATGTATTATGAAAACGCAGTAAACCAATTACCACCAAACCAAAGAGTTATAACATCATTACTTTATGCAGAATTAAAAGTTTGGGTTGAAGGTGCAATTTCAGGTACTGACTTCCAAGAACCAACTAATGAACAAGGTGAGCCAATTAATCCAGATCCAACAACAGGAACAGGACCAACAGGCACACCAACTGGTACTGGCACAGGCGGTGGAACAACACCAGGTACTGGCACAGGCGGTGGCGGCACACCAACAGCAGCTCCACCGACAGGCGGAACAACTGGTACAGAGCCAACTGGTGCACCACCAGAAGAGCTAGACCCAGATTTGATTGCAGCATACGAGGCAATGCAAGATCTTATTGATATTATTATTAACGTAATTGATCAAGGTACATCGGCGTTACCAAACGTTATTGATCCTGACATTACATGGGTTGCTGGTACAATTCAAACAGCAGCAACAGCATTAGTAAATGATACTGCTAATATTCAACAGTCTGTTATTGAATATATTGAAAATAATTTTACAGGCTACGAATATGACACAACAGACTTTACTAATAAGTTTGGTAATTTTGTTGAAGCAGCAGCATTAGATGTTGCTCTTGGTACTAACTATAATGCTATAGCAGTAGCAAAAGGATACAATATTGTAAGTGATCCTGTAAAATATGTTGATCAATTACGTGAGTTTATTCTTGCAATAGGCGACTTAAAAACAAGAGCACTTGCACTTACGAACGTTGCAGACTTTGTAGCAGCAACTAATAGTGTAACTGCTACATTTGATGAAATCATTGATATACTTCAAAATGGAGATTCGGCAGCATCAGCACTAACATTTACAACACCAACAGGTGCAGATGCTAACTTAGAATATGCAAAAGATCAAATCCAAGTTAACAGAGCGTTCTTAGTAGAAGAAATGATTGCATGGTTAGGTGTTAACTATTCAACTCTAAGATATAAGCCCCGCATCACAAGAGAACATGCAGGTCGTGTTATTGATGCACTAAGTTATGACATTTTATACGGCGGCAATACAGCAACAAGATATGCAGCTGGTGCATACTTCTTTGGCGAAAATCTTCTTTCAGGCACAGAAGTTACAGCAACACAAGCAGCATACAACAGACTACAATCTGTAATTGGACAAGTAGTACAAGGTATCGCAGTATCAGCATCTACAGGAAATACTGAAGTTCAAGATACTGTAACATATAATGGTGCAGATGCAACAACTGCCGCAGCAGTACAAACACTAGTACAAGTTATCGAAGATACAATTAGCGACGGCGATTTAACTAATCTTCCAGCAGCAGTTGATCCTGCTATAACTTGGGCAGTACAAGATCTACAAGATGCATCAAGCGACTTAACTAGCAACGAATCAGCAATAATTACTGAAACATTGTTCTATCTAAATACTATTACATTTGACTACAATAGAGACACATGTAAGAGAGATGTTGGTCTAATTGTTGATGCAGTAGCATACGATATTGTACTAGGTGGTAACCAAAAATCTGTTGAAGGCGGTTTAAGCTATCTTACCATTGCAAAGGTAATGAAGCAACAGTTATTCCAAACACTTAAAGCTATTGAATTTACTCGTGACTTATGTGTAGAAGGAATCTTAAACAACGTTCAATTTGTTCCATCTTATACTAATGTTGCACCATTCCAGAAAGTTTACGGAAATCTTACAACAACATCTGCACAAGCAACTGTTAGAGAAAGGTTTGACGAATTACTACTAGTTTTAACTAGACCAGCAAAAGTTGAACCAGATTTAGTAGGTGTAAGTACAAAGATTTCTACTTATAATGCATTACAAGATGCCAAAGAGGTAATTCAAACAGCAACAACAAGATTTATTAAAGGTACATTCTCAGGATTTATCTATAATGTTGCAACTTGTGAGCGTGATATTGGTTTAATTATTGACGCAGTTTGTTATGACTTAATTACAGGATCATATTTTGCATCAACAGTTGCAGGAAGATCGTATGCAAGAGGCACAGCAAGTGTTGTAAATGCAGATCAAAAAGACGAAACTATAGCAGCATTTGGATATGCTAAAAATCTATCATTAGACTATACTGATACAATAGAACAAGCAGAAGTTGCACTTCTTTGGGATATTGTAATTGATCTAATTAGCACCGGTGTAACTGATAAAGGTAACATTTGGTTAGGATTTGAATATGATTCTGTTAAGTGTGAAAGAGATACTGAATATCTAGTTGACGCTGTACGTTTAGATGCTATATTCAACAGTAATTATAGATCTATTGCAAGTGCAAAACGTTACTTACAAGGTGATGCTAGTGTTGTTCAAGAAAGTCAAAAGCCGCAAACTATTGCAGCGTTTGGTCAAGCTAAAACACTAACAGCAGCAGAGCTAAGTGATGCAACATTGATTAGTAGATCAGATGCATTGTGGGACGAGATTATTGATGTTATTCAGAATGGAGACTCGGCAGCAGATGCATATTCTTATCCAACACCAACTGGCGGCTCAGGAAATGCAAGCGATGCAGGCTACTTAAATGCAGCAGCACAATTAGTTGCTAACAGAACATTTATACAAAAAGAAATTACAGCATGGATTGCAGGGCAAGTAGGAGCCCAACAACCTCCATTTGCAGCAGACTTCTCATATGATGTTGATAAGTGCGAAAGAGACGTAGGTCTAATTGTAGATGCTCTTGTTTACGATATCACATATGGTGGTAACTTACAAACTTATGACGCTGCTGCATCATATTTTGTAGGAGCAGTAAGTCAGTTAGGTTCAGGCGAAAAAGAAGAAACTGTTGCAGCATACGGGCGTTTAAAAACTGTTGTTGAGGAAGTTATTATTGAAACAGCAGTTGTTGTATCACCAGGTAACTTAGAAACACAAGATACAGCAGGTACTGCAGGTAGTGCAGCAGCAGGTACACAGGCAGCAACACTAGTACAGCAAATTGTAGACACTATTGACAATGACGGCACACTACCCGTAAGATCAGAACCTGATATTAGTTGGACAAGTGCAACATTCCAGTCAGAATATGCAGCACTAGGAACAACAGGACAACAAACTGTTTCTTCTGGTGTTACTACATGGATTGATAATAATATTGCTAACGCATTCCCAAGCAATAATTATACACCAATTGATGCAGCAACATCTGTAACTGCATTCCAAACTAACAAAGACACATATATTGCAGCAGTTACTAGTTATATTTCTACTAACTATCCAACATTAACATATGATGTTGCAACATGTGAACGTGATACAGGATTCTTAATTGATGCTATATGTCATGATGTTATGTATAATGGTAATGTGCAATCTTACATTGCTGCTGATGCATATTATAGTTTTGGTGTACTACAATTAGGTAGTGTAGCTGAAAAAGAAGCAACGGTTGAATCATACAGATACTTACGTAACTTAATGATTGCTGATTCTACAGGTGCAGACACTGAAACAAAAATAACAAGTTTGTTTGACGATGTATTTGTAATTATTAACGAAGGTGATATTCCAGATATTGTTGAAGCACGTTTTGATATTATTCCGATTACTGTTAGTATTTCTGCAGGTGACTTCTACATTAATAACCCAATTATTGTTCCAGACTTTGTAACAATCGTTGGTGACTCGATTCGTTCGGTTGTTATTAGACCACTTAACTCAGGCAAGGATATGTTCCGTACACGAAACGGTACATATATCTTTGGTGTAACATTTAAAGATGCACTAGACGAAAACAACATCCCAACATATACATTTGATTGGGCAGTTGCGTTTGACGACCCAGCAGATACTTCAGTAGATAGAACAGAATACTTTGGTATTGGTAATACTAAACCAATCATTACTACATCACCGTATATTCAGAACTGTTCAATTATTTCGTTCTTGGGTGCAAACGGTGCATTAGTTGATGGTAGTAAAATCCAATCTCCAAACATTCCAGGAATACTAGAAGAAGTTGAAACACCAGTTAGCTTTGGAGATGGCATACCAGAACAAGGTAAGTCAATGGTTTCAAACGCCTTTACTACACTATCATTTGGTGGTACAGGTTGGTTAGTTATTAACGATGCTTATGCACAGATCGTTTCGTGTTTCCAAATCTTTATGCTTAACGGTAGTTACTGTCAGTCAGGTGGTTATTTGTCAATTACCAACTCTGCATCAAACTTTGGTTTGTATGCACTTAGAGCAAGTGGTTTTTCACAGAACGCATTCTTGTTTGATAGAGGATTTATTGTAGCAAGCGGCTTTGATGGAGGTAATACATTTACATCAATCGGTACTGGACGTTCACCAGTTGAACAGTTTGTTATTCGTGTACGTGACATTGATGATAATACAGATATTACAGCAGATTACAAACAAGCAACTTCAGAAGTTACATTTGATGCTGCGACATCTATTGATATAGATACAAACATTATTACTATTGTAGATCATGGATTTACTAACAATCAATCAGTTTACTATAACTCTAACGGTAATGAGAATATTTTAGGATTGTTTGATCAAGGTCAATACTATGTAAATGTTATTGATACAGATACATTCTACCTATATCAAGATAACTCATTATCATTTATTGTAGATTTACAGGCTGCTGGTATAGGCACACACTCGTTTACACTAAACGCAGAAGAGTTTATTGTAGAAGAAATTAAATCAGAACACAATAATTATCAAATACTTGTACTTACTGATGGACAAGGTCTAAATGCAAATAGCTTTACAACAGGTGATGCACTACTTGGTGATACATCAGGATTTGAAAACACAGCATTTGTATATGACTGGGATCATTTAACAAGAACACTTATTGTATCTAACGAAGGTACTAACGTAGGTGCTGAAGATCCAATTACAGTACGTTTTGAAACTACTTCAACAATTACACAAATTGCTGGCGCATTACAGGCACCTGCGATTACAATTGACACTGTTGAAAATACAACACAGTATTGGACAGCAACATTTACAATTGATTCAACTGTTCCGGATAATGTTATTCAAAACCCAAGTCAGGCAGTAGGTAACAAGATTAGTTTCCACAGACCGTCAATTGTTAACAGTTCATCACACACTTGGGAATATTCAGGTTCAGGTATCGACTATAACGCACTACCACAAAACGGTGGCGATAGTAGAGGTACAGACTTTGAACAGTATTCAGAATTACCAGGACGAGTTTACGCTTCAGGTACTAACGAACTTGGTGACTTTAAAGTTGGTTCGTTTATTGTTGCTGAAAACAAATCAGGTGAGATTACATTTAACGCAACAGTTACAGTTAGTGAACTTGCTGTTCTACGTTTGAGCTTAACAGATGTTGAAATTGAAGAGTTCTCAACAGACGTTGGATTAGGTGATAACGAAATTGGCGGTGCAAAAAATGAACGTATATCTACTCAGCTTGCTGTACGTAGCTTTATTGCTAACAGACTTGGTAACGTACTAGATAAAAACGTTAGTTCTAACGCAGTTCCAGGTGCTGTTGTACAGTTAAACTCAGCGGGTCAAATTAATGCAGACTTGTTACCACCAGCACGTGGTATTACAACATATAACGTTAATGAGTGGGAAGGAAGACTAAGACTTTCAGATCGTGTTCCTCCAATTGAAGTAATTGCAGGTGATAACGCAAGTGAAACTTATGATCAAGTAATTATTTCTCTTAATAATAATATTACTGCTAACAAGGGTGATGAAATTACTCAGGTTGGTAATTCGGGTGCATTTGGTTACTTACAAGAAACAGTTATTGCTAATACCGTTATTACACTAGCAGATACAACTGGCACATTTAACACTACAGGTGAAATTGAAGTTAATGGTTCTGCACAAACAGGCATTATTCCAAGTACAGTAAACCCAACACAAGAAATTGTTGACAACTACTTTATGAAGAGTGATACAATTAGTCAGTATCTAATTCTTGAAGGTGGTATAACATATGACTTCACAGGGATCACTGAAGTAATTGGTGCTAACGCAGGTGCGCAGGGTGATATCACAGCAGGACCAACATATGGTAATATTGCTTCACTTAACTATGCAACATTTAATGCTGGTAGTGGTTATACACCAGGCACTGGAACACAAACATATAAAGATGTTCCTCTAACAGGCGGCACTGGTACTGGCGCAGTTGCAGACATTACAGTTACTACAGGCGTAGTTGAAAGTGTACAACTTACAGCAAGCGGTGTTAACTATACAGCAGGCGATACGCTAAGTGCAGCACCATCAAATATCGGCGGTACTGGTACAAACTTTAGCATTAATGTTGCTACTGTACAAACTAGATTGTTTATTGATCTAACAGGAGGCTTCCTCAAGTTTAGTGCTAACGAAGGATCACCAGACTACATACAAGATGCTAATGCAACAGTTAAAACTATTGCAGATTTAACAGCAACTACAAACGTTATCTTTAATGGTTCTGACATTGGCGCAGGCGGTGACGTTGATTACTTAAACAGTGAATTTGAAATTACAGGCCATGGACTTGTAAGCGGTGAAGCTGTTAAGTATAGCAGAAATGGTAACCCAGTAGTAGGTAACTTAGTAGACGGAACTACTTACTTTGTTAAAGTTCTTGATGTAGATACATTTGAACTTTATGCAAACTATGCGTTTACAGCAGGTTCGCAAATATTACTAGGCGGTTCAACATCAGGTAACCATGTGTTTATACACGATACTGTTGCTATTGATAGTAATGTGTTTAATGTTCCAGCACACACATTCCAAACTGGCGATATTATTAGACTAAGTGCTACTGATGCTCCAGAAGGATTGTTAGATGAAACAACTTACTTTGTTGGTAGTGTAACAACTAATACATTTACATTACACGAAGGCGGCGGCGATGCACTAGCAAGTACAAATGGTGTTACAATTAACCCGATCGATGTTACAGATACAGGAACAGGAGCAGCAACATTTACACTACAAAACGTTGCTATTGTTGGGACAGTAAACACAAGTTCAACTGATATCTTAAACTGGGGTATACTTGCTTCAAGTAGCTTTGATGCAAGTGCTATTGTTTCGGGTGTTATTGATCCATCAAGACTTGCACCAGAAGGTACTGCAACTGATCAATCATTCTTAAGATTGTTAAACGGTAACAGTGCTTGGGTACTTGCAGTACAGAATGTTAGACCAGTAGTAGATAGTCCAATATCAGTAACTGGTGACTTCTTTACTGATCCAGATGACGGATTTAACAAGTATTATGCAGAACTAGCACTAGATGTTGCAAGAGCAGATGACGGCAGCGGTGATACTAACTATACTAACCTAGGTGTTATTGGAACTAACAAATTACAGTTTACAACAACTAATGGACAAGTTAGTATTAAGAGTGGTGTTATTGATGCTGGTTTCTTAGGCGGCCAAGCAGGTAACTATTATACTAACCCAGCTAACTTATCATCAAGTGTACCAACTAACAAAGGTGGTACAGGTCTAGCAAGTTACACAGCAGGTGACTTGATTTACTCAGGTGCTACAGACAGCTTAACAAACCTAGCAATTGGACCTAACAACTCAGTACTGTTTAGTGACGGTTCAGTACCACAGTGGACAACATCGCCAACATTTGGCGGTGCGCTAACAATTGGTGGTATTACTGCTATTAACAGTACATCAGCAGCAACAAGTTCAACAACTGGTGCGCTACGTGTTGCAGGCGGTCTTGGTCTAGGTGGAGATATGTATCAAACTGGTACACTTAACACCGAAACACTAAACGTTATCAATACAGATCCAAGTAATAACATTGCAATGAAAGTTAGATCTAGCTTGCAATTCCAGGCTGTTGATGGCATTCAGCAGATTACTGCAAGAATGGATCAGGTAGTAGGTGGTTTAAGATTTGACGGTGCAGCAGGTCAGTTGTTAACAATTACAGATACACTAGTTGGTACTGTGTTCTCTGTAAACAATGATACTAAAACACTACTTGAAGGTAATGATACTAATGAACTTATTGCAGTTCCTTCAAGTAACAGTTACTTACTAGTTGGTCAAACATCAAACGACGGTGTTAGCAGATTACAAGTTACAGGTGCTTCGGTATTTACTGGTAATGTTACAATAGCTGGCACATTAAATGCTACAGCTAAAAACTTTGTTATTAATCATCCAACTAAACCAGGATACAAACTATCTTATGGTTCACTTGAATCACCATATCATGGTGTTAGACTAACAGGTGAAGCAACAGTAGTTAACGGTACTGCTATCGTTGAGCTTCCAGAATACATTGGCGCATTGTGTCGTGAAGAAGGTGCTACAGTGCATCTAACTAATGTAAAACATGGTCAAGTTCTTTGGGTCGAAGAAGTTGAAGTTGCTAACAATAGATTTGAAGTTAGAACAGACAATGTAGACGGCGAATTTAAGTTCTTCTGGGACTTTACCGCAGTCAGAAAGGATGTTCCACCATTAATGACAGAGTATAAGTACTAATGATTAAACAATATTATTTGTTGAGAGGAGATATTTAAATGGGCGTACATTACGGACCAAGACCTACAGGCAATTTGCCACCGATAACAACGCCACCAACGGCAGACCCGGCTTCGGGTAATGTAAAACCAACTAATCCGTCTAGCTGGACTAGACAATCCGATTGGTTAGCTATGCCAAACGTGGTTGAAACAGACCAAGTTTTTTACGGACTAGTTGCAATTTATGATACCCCTCATAACTTTTTAACATTTAGAGCTACGGGTGCATACACTATTGACTGGGGTGACGGAAGTCCTGTAGAAAATATTGCAAGTAACTCAACAGCATATCATGATTATGATTGGAATAATGTTTCATCAACTACACTAACAAGTAGAGGATATAGACAGGTTATGGTAACTGTAACACCGCAAAGTGGACAGTCGCTAACTGCTATTAACCTAAATAACAAACACAATGCAGCAGGCTTAACAAACTACACTTCAACTGGTTGGTTAGATATCAAGTTTGCTATGAATAACACTGGTACATTTTATCAATATCAGTGGAACTGGAGACATAGTGTACTTGAAAGAATTCACTGGGTTGCTAGTGCTTCATCTCAAACAAGCGGAAACCAATTGTTTAGACACTGCTGGGGACTGCGTTCAGTACCTAACTTACCGTTTGCTACACTAACAGATTGTTACTTTATGTTTGGTCATTGTGATAATATGGGCGACGATGGTTATCCAACACTGCCTTCAACATCTACAGTTAACAACTTCCATTACATGTTCTATTACAATAGACAATTACAAAATGCTCCTGCACTAGATACATCGAATGGAACAAACATGAGTTATATGTTTCGACTTTGTAATCGATTAAAATATATACCTCCTTTAGAATTTCAAAACAATGTGTATTCGCAGTATCAGTTCCAAAACTGTTTTAATTTAGAATTGTTTAGTGATACATCTTGGAACTTTAGTAATGTTCAACGTTGTGAATACATGTTCTCAGGATGTTATGCTCTTAGATTTTTACCAGCAATGGATACTAGTGCAGTAACACGTATGGACGGTATGTTCCTTTCATTAAGATCATTAACAGAAATGCCACAAATTGATACAAGTTCGTGTACCAATGCATATCGTCTAATGGAGTCGTGTACTAAAGTTAAGTATACAAGATTTATTGGTTCAAATAACTTGATTACACGTATGGACAGAATGTTCTTAGCATGTTATAGACTAGAATACTTGCCATCACTAGATACTAGCGGTGTAACACGTATGGATAACATGTTTAATGGTTGTATTAATATTAAACGTCTAACACAAGATACATTTGATCTAAGCGCATGTACACGGATTAACGGTATGTTTGCTGGTATGAACCAACTACGTGTTGCACCTACACTATCTAATTCAAGTCAAGTAGTTGACTTAGATAACCTGTTTACTAGTTGTTACTACTTGAGCGAGATTGGTTATATTGACACACAGAGCGTTACTGACTTCTATCGTATGTTTATTAACTGTTTTTCACTGACAGGTCTTGACTGGGAACTTGACTGTAGAAGTGCTACACGACTACGTGGTATTTTCCATAGTTGTATTTCGCTCATTAAAGCACCAGCACTGCGTAACATTAACCAAGTTAATCAGGCTACAGAATTCCGTGATTTATTTTATAACTGTAACTCACTATCAGAGTTTACTAACATTACACTAGACACACAATACGCTACTAGCTTCTACTACATGTTCTATAACTGCTTGAGTTTAACAGAAATACCATTCCACTTAGATACAAGTTCAGCAACAGACATGCGTGGTATGTTTAGATACTGTCGAGTATTAGAGAAGTTTAATCAAATTAATGACGAGTTTATTACTACAGAATTGCGTAACTATGATGCTATTTTCTGGGATTGTCACAACTTACCTAGTGTGCCAAATTTTGAAATTTTTGCACACACTGACAGCCAAAACACAAACCTTGATTACATATTCTACGGTTGCTATAACCTAGCAGAGATTCCAACAAACTTCTTTAACAAAACATATTTAGACATTGATGGTAATCCAAGAAGCTTTGACGGATATAGGCTGTTTACTAACTGTTTTGCTCTAAACACAATACCGCCTATGAGCTTTGGACAGATTTTTAGATTTTATCAGTTTTTACAAAGTTGCCGTAATATTGAATATCTACCAACAATGGATACTTCACAGGGCGGCGATATGAGATATGCCTTTGCATATATGTATGCTCTTAGAGAATTCCCAGCAGGTGTTGATCTATCGAGCTGCACAAATGCTTATGCATTTGCAATTAACCCAAGAGCTATGCATTATATTCCAGACCTAAATGGCCCTGGCAGTTCGTGTTCAGACTTCCGTTATATGTTCTATGGTAGTGAAACTCTTACAGTTGTAGATGCTACATTTGATACTAGTAACGCAACAAACGTTGCACGTATGTGGGGTTATTGTAGAGCACTTACAAAACTACCAGGCACATATAATTTACAAAATGTTACTACTGAATCAACAAGTGCAACAGCAGGAATTAATCAGTTTATTATAGATTGTAGTTCTCTGCAAGAAATTAATGTTACTAATGTACGTAGACAGATGTATTTTAGAAACTGTAGTTTTGATAGAGCTCAGATTGTAAACATGTTTAATAACTTATGGGACAACAGTGTTGCAGAAACTAAGCCAGACGGAAGAGTCGAAGCTACAGCGTATACGTTGTTTATAGGCGGTAACTTAGGATTACAAACACTAACACAAACTGATAGAGATATAGCTCTAAATAAAAATTGGATTCTAAACGGATAAGGTAAAATAATGGCAGAAATAAAAACATTTTCAACAAATTTAAACGAAGAGTCGGGATTTTATTCAAAAGTTGGAGGAGACGAAGATCTAGCGTTTGCGCCAAACTTTGTACAGTGGCCAGGCGGCGAAATGATTCAACGTGCAGACAAAGATACATATGATTATCCTGTAAATGGATATTATTGGTTTAATTCAAAAGCAGAAGCAATTAGATTTTTTAGCCTACGTTCAGATCCACACACTGATGATACTTTAGCAGATGCTGATGATGTACAATTTGGAACATCTGCAAACACGGGAATTTTAGGACCAATTCCACCAGATAATGATCCAAACGACGACGATCAGGGCATATTAGAAAAACCAGATCCTTACATTCCAGATGGAGCGGTACCTAGTAACGAAGGTATGGCATACGAGCCAGATTGGCCCCCAGCATATGCAGACGATGCACACTTAGCTGATCCATATGTATATGATCCAACATTGGAACAAGATGTACCACATCAATAAAAAAAAGGACCTTAATGGTCCTTTTTTATATTAAATCCATTACTTCAAATACTGTTTGTAACTTATTGACTATAATCTTAGTTGAAAGGCTTCTTCGTAAACCTTGATGCAAAGGTTTTGGAGTTTCTCTAATTTCACTCCATGCCCATCCTTTGTGTTCGTGACTTAAAATAGGTATAAATTCATCTTCAACTACACACAAAAAAGTATGGAAGTTAAATTTTTCATCACTTGATATAAATGTTTCTAAAGGAATTGTTTTTATAATATTAGGAAGAAACCCAATTTCTTCTTCAATTTCTCGTTGAAGTCCTTGCCATGCACTTTCTTCTCTAAAGTTAGTGCCACCGACTAGGCCCCAAGTACCCCTGTTTTTTCCTTCTGCTTTTTGTAATAAAAATATTCTTTTGGTTTGCTTTGAATAAAAAAGCGCACCACTACAAACTATCTCTGTCATACTAATAGTTAGCCGTCGAGCTGAAGACCCCAGGTCCCTCCTGAGTATTCGCCTTCATAGGAACGTATCCAAAATTCACCATTCCATTTATATTGATGATTTTTATTGAGGTTAGTAACATATGTAATTGTTTCTGTTTCACTAGCATCAAAGACTATATTCCAAGTTGTGCCGTCCCATTCAACTATATCATTTTCACTTGCAATAAAGTCTGTACCGTTATCATTTTTCCAAGCATCAGCGCCGTCTGTGTTTGATTCATCTCCAATGTTACCAAGTAACATTAATCGTATGCCAGGTGCTTTATCTTGTGTAGGATCAAATCTTAAAGGATCAATAATGTAATCAACTGATGTGCGTACACCTGCAGGACCAGTAATAGCAGTATCGTCTCTTAATTCGTCATATGTTATAACTATTGTAGTTTTGTCTAGAGGATTAATGGTAAATGTTCCTGCGATATAATTATCACTATCGTCTGTTTTTAAATATAATCTACTAACACCTGCTCTATATGATCCTGGTATTGCTTCTACTAATTCTTCCCAAGACACTTCTCCTACTACATTTTTGCTTATAAGTTGTGCTTCGTTACCAAGTACCATCAATCCGTAATTTTGATATGTACTTGCAGCAACAATACTTTCCCATCTAAACTTAGTATCAATATCCATAGTACCATCGCCACTATTAGGAAACTCTCCAGAGTCAACAACATTTCCTTTATTGCCTAAGCTGGCTGCAAATTGCGGCTCTGCACCGTCTTGAACACCTACTGATAAATTAAGGCCGAGCTCAATAGAACCCGAATCTTCGTTAAACATATTTGAAATAATATTTGTAACAACACCAAGTCTTTTAACTTTTGTCGGCGGAGATATGTATATTGGAGTACTGAATTGAATTTGTCCTACATCAATATCACTATCAACACCTACAGGAATACTTTTACTACTAAATGTAATACCTTCTAAATTAACTACACTTAAACTAGTCCAGTCAATATAATTATCTGTAGTTTGTATTTCAAAACTTGGATTAAACAAAACTAATATTTGTTCCATTATTTGTAACTTTTGTTCTGTATTACTTGCCCAAATATCTACATTTAACCGTAATATATATGGACTAGGCATAGCACGTTCAACAGTATAATTTTTACCTTGAGTATTTAGATATTCGTTATTTTGATCGTCATATGCACGTTCTCTAATATGAACTTTACTAATTAGACTAGCATCAGCAGTCCTAGTTCTATCCATTTCTAATCCAGTAACATATACTGACATTCTAGGAGCACTTGGTAATTTATTTTCTGAGTTATCTCTAATAATGTTTGCAACTTGGCGTGTTAAGTCTCCGTACATAACAGGTACTTGTGTTAAGTTTCCGTGTGCATCTGAAACACTAAAGTTACTCATAAGTCTTATCATTTGAGTAATATAACGTCTAATTTGTCCGTCGTAAAAGAAATCCATTATGTATCATCCGCCTTTGGTCGTAATGCTTTAGAAAGTGCTTGCTTTTCTGTAACTTGCTCACCGCCAATTTCACTAACTGTATTATTATTAATAAATGATGTGAGTTGAGTTTTACGTTCACTGGTGTTAGTCATTGTCATTCTAACATCATCGTACATACGCAACCATCGTTGCCCGTCAAATTTAAATAGTCTATTTGGCAAATAATCAGTACGTAAAAAATAATCTCCAGCATCATTTTCTGCAGGAAATTTAATGCCGCTACCAAATGCAGCACCATTGGGCGGTTCTCCGTTACTTACTAAGTAACCTGCATATCCCATTTTCTCCGGCGCACTTGCTGTAGGATCTTCAACTGTATTAACAGTTGCATTGCCACGATCATCAACATCAACTGTATAATAATGACTTACATCGTAACCACTTTTTGGTGCGTCAGCTTCTGCTTCAGAAAGTACAGCGTTATTAATTTGCATTTCTTTTTCATATGTTGAAAGCAAATCTCTTAAAGTATTGTCTTGATATTCTTGCCAAAAATTTGTATCTGTAGGTAAATTTCCTGTTGTTTCTTGTATTACTTCGTACAATACTCCTTGATATTTTACAGTTTCTCCTACAGCATACGTAACAGTTTCATCATAATCGCCCATAAACAAATCGTCATTTTCAGGACGTTCTAGTATATCACGATACTCTTGGCTGTCTACTATTGATTTTAATTTTAGTCTATACAAATGAGGATACCAAGTTGGAGAAAATCCTTCTGCTGCACGATTAACATCTTCTACTACATAGTATCTTTTAAGACTTGTAGCAAAATCATTTTCTGCATATTCATCTTTTAAGTGCGGAAGTTCTAGTACATCTCCACTCATAATTTTACGTCCAACTGCTTCAACACTACTGTTTATATGTACAGTCATAAACAATGTGTCATTACTTAAGAATAATCCAAATTGACTTAGATCAAAATCTATGTCTTGAACATTGTAAATACCTCTAATAGTGTATATGTCAGGATCGTATTTTCTGTCTCTATTTTCTAAAAATAGTAAGTCCTGTATTTGTGTATGATCCTTTGCTGTTTCGCCGTCATCAGTACCTATATACTTGTGTATATTAATATCAGTACCGCCAACAGTAAACATTTCATAGATGCGCTGATCCATAAATTTGTAATCATTACCCTTTTGTGGTTTGTATAAACTTAGTCTTGGCATATACATATTTATCGAAACGATAAATACTAGTACGGAGAACTTCATATGGCAGAATTAATCAAACAAAAACAAGAAGTATATGACTATGTTTACAGCCTCTTAGGCGGCGGAATGGTCGATGTTGAGCTTGATCCAGAGCACTACGAAACAGCGTTAGGTAAAGCTCTATCAAAATATAGACAAAGAAGCGACCACAGTGTAGAAGAGTCGTATATCTTTTTACCTTTGCTAGAAGATACAAACGATTATATTTTACCAAGCGAAGTTATTGAAGTTAGAAAAATTTTCCGTAGGTCAATTGGTTCGAGAACAGGCAACGGCGGTGGAGGAACGGTATTTGAACCGTTTAATCTTGCATATACAAACACTTATTTGTTAAGTGGTAGTACACAAATGGGCGGACTTGCAACATACGATATGTTTGCACAGTATCAAGAACTAGTAGGTAGAATGTTTGGTTCGTTTATTGAATTTAAATGGAATACTACAACGAAAAAACTTACACTATTTCAACGCCCAAGAGCAAACGAAGAAGTATTATTAATGTGCTATAATTATAGACCAGACAGTCAGCTATTAGAAGATTATCTTGCTAAACAGTGGATTAAAGATTATACACTTGCAAGTTGTAAGTATATGCTTGGCGAAGCACGTAGTAAGTTTGCAACTATTGCCGGACCTCAAGGCGGCACTAGTCTTAATGGTGATACACTAAAAGCAGAAGCTGTTCAAGAGATGGAAAAACTAGAAGCAGATGTAAGTAGTGCAGTTGCTGGCGGCACAGGATATGGATTCTTAATAGGCTAATAGGTTGACATAACCAATATTATATTGTATAATTAAAAAATATTATGGCATATTCAAAAAAAGTAATCGACAGATTCGAACAAGTTACTAATAATCCAGGTGCACATGGCGTAGGTCGCTTTGATCCAAACGATCCTAATGTTGCAGTTGGTATGACTGGCGCTCCGGCATGTGGAGATGTGATGAAATTGGATCTTAAACTAGATCCTGAAACAGATACAATTTTAGATGTAAAATTTAAAACTTACGGCTGCGGCAGTGCTATTGCATCTAGCAGTATGTTTGTAGAAATGCTAAAAGGCAAAACTATTAGCGAAGCAAAAGAAATTAAAGATAAAGAAATTGCTGAAGCACTAGAATTACCTCCTATCAAAATACACTGTTCAGTGTTAGCAGAAGATTCTATCAAACGTGCTATCCAAGATTGGGAAGAAAAGAAAGCAGGCAGAAATGAATCTTGGATTCAAACAATAACTAAAAAAAATAGTTGACAAACACTTAATTTTCTTATATAATGTAAATTATATTGTACGGAGAATCATTTAATGCTACCTAAATTGCTTGTTGTCGGACACGGCAGACATGGAAAAGATACTGTCTGCGAAATGTTAGAAAAGTACGGTTACACATTTCAATCTAGTTCAAAATTTTGTTCAGAGCTTTTTATCTACAACGAACTTAAAGACAAATACGGTTACGCTAACGAAGACAAATGCTACGAAGATAGGCATAATCATCGAGCCGAATGGTACGACATGATTCATAACTATTGTAAAAATGACTTAGCACGTTTGGGTAGAAATTTATTTGCTCAAAATAATATTTATTGTGGACTTCGTAATAAACGAGAATTTTTTGCTATGCAAAATGAAGAAATTTTTGATTATGCTATTTGGGTAGATCGTACAGATCATTTACCTACAGAAGATCCAAGCTCTATGAGTATCGAACAATGGATGTGCGATTATACTATAGATAACAATGGTGATTTAGAAAGATTACAACTTAATGTTGATACGCTTATTCGTACTATTTTTAGAAATCGGGGATTAGGTCACCTTGTTTCCAACGGACCCCGTCCTTTTGAATTAGTCTCTGGCAGTTAGCACAAATAGTTTTTAAATTGGTAGGTCTGCAATTTGTTAGATCTCCATCTATATGATATACATCAAACTGCTCACTGTGTTTACTTTCAAAACCACATTTTTCACACTGACTCTTTTTCTCATATCCGTGACGAGCCCATCGAGGAATGCCTTTACCGGTGCCATTATACCTAGCACAACTTTCGCACTTTGATCTATAAAATACTTTATTACCTTTGTAATAGTTTATAGCAGCTGGTTTTTTCTTACAATTTTTACATAAAGGTCGCATACATTTATTTAGCTGCCCTTTTCGGCCCCTTTTATTGGTGATTTAATAGGGTGATTTTTATATTATCTGCTAAATAATAGTAATATACAGCTCATTCGATAGGAGATCAAAAATGGCATTAACATCACCAGGCGTAGAGGTCAAGGTAATTGACGAGAGTTTTTACACTCCGGCAGAACCAGGAACTGTACCAATGATATTCGTTGCTACCGCAGAAAATAAAACAAACGGTAGCGGAACAGCAACAGCAGAAGCAACAACAAAAGCTAATGCTGAAAAACCAGTATTACTAACATCGCAAAGAGATCTTGCAGATAAGTTCGGCGATCCAATTTTTTATACTGATGCAAACAATAACCCAGTACACGGCGGAGAACTAAACGAGTACGGCTTACAAGCAGCATACTCACTTTTAGGCGTAAGCAATGCAGTATATGTTACAAGAGCAGACGTTGACTTAGGTCAACTACAGCCTACAGCAGAAGCACCAAGTGCAAATCCAGCAGGCGGAACTAACTGGCTTGATACACAAAATACAGCATGGGGCATATTTGAATGGAATGGTGCATCAGCAGCACAAACAGACGGGCAAACATTCCAAGTTAAAACACCTATTGTTATTACTGATACTACAAAAATTGCACCAAACGGATCTCCAAAAACATCAGTTGGACAAAAAGGCGAATATGCTATTAAAGCAACAACAAACGTAATTAAAGTTTTCTACAAGAATTATTTAGGCGAATGGGTAGAAGTAGGAAGCAATGATTGGGTTGATAGTCATCCAACAATAGTTGCTGATTCATCAGCAAACGAAGCAAGTTTTGTAGGCGGTTCGGCTACATTTACGTTATCAGTTGGAGCAGCTGATTATAGCATTGCAGAAGATGCAACACTAGACGCAACTATTTCAGCAGCAAATATTCAACTAGCTAATGCAAACACAGGCGTAAGATTAGAAAAAATTGACGGCAAAGTTCATATTTTTAATGATGGTTCAGCAGACTCAACTATTTCATTAGCAGCTGGCGCCGGCGTAGGCGGTGACTTACTTCCTTTACTAGGACTTTCAGTACAGACAAAACTTTGTCCTGCACTACAAGTTAGCCCACATACAAGTGTTCCAGAATTTAAAATGAACGACACAAGCCCACGTCCAACAGGATCTGTTTGGGTTAAGACTACAGAACCAAATCAAGGTGCCCGTTGGAGATACAAGCGTTGGAATTCAGAAACAGAACTTTTTGATGCTGTTGAATTACCAATTTATGCATCAGCAGCAGGCGCATTATTTGATTTAGATCGCTCAAGTGGCGGCCTTGGTCTTGCAGCAGGTGATTCTTATGTACTATCAAATGCACAAGGCACATCACCAGCAAGAGCAGCATTTACTGTATACGAAAGAGTAGGCACAGGAACTACAAGAATCGAAGGCGGCGTAATTGGAGCAACATTTACTCCTGGTAATGAATCATTTACTATTGCAGAATCTGCACCAGGCGTACAAGGTGTTGGTGATCCTGTAACAGTTTCATTTGCAGTAGCAGGAAACTCAGATGATGCTGACGTTATGGCAGGTGCTATCAACTCAGCAGGACTAAACTATGTTGTTGCAAGTGTAGTTGGTGATAGAGTTGTTATTGAACATACCGCTGGCGGCGAAATGGAATTTGTTGATACTTCAGCAGCACTATCAGGCGCAGGCTTTACAGCATACGATTATGCAGACGGTTCAGGAACAGCAAACCTTTATGTTAAAGTAGGAACTTCGGGTTCAGATGACCCGCTTACATTAACAGCAAGTAACTGGAAAAAAGCAACACTAACAGCAAGCGATGATGCACCATCAAGTTTAGCAGCAGACGGCCAACTATGGTATAACTCAGTTGTTGACGAAGTTGACATTATGGTACATGACGGTAATAGCTGGAGAGGTTATCGTGTAGCATATCCTGATTCAGATCCAATGGGTCCAATAGTTAGTGCAACAGAACCAGAAAAGCAAAGCGACGGTTCACCACTAGTTGAAGGCGACCTTTGGGTAAGCACTGCTGATATTGAAAACTATCCATTAATTTATCGCTATAATGGCGTTACTCTAAAGTGGGTATTACTAGATAGCTCAGATCAAACTACAGAAAACGGTGTACTATTTGCAGATGCACGTTACAACACAGCAGGCGCAAACAGTGGAACAGCAGGTGATATTGTAGACTTGCTAAGTTCAGATTATGTAGACGGCGATGCTCCACAAGCAGCACTATATCCAAGAGGTATGTTGTTATGGAACCTACGTAGAAGTGGATTTAATGTTAAGCGTTTTGTACGTAATTATGTTGACATTAACGCAGACAATGCAGTTAGCGGCGAAAGCCAAGCAAATTACTATCCACACCGTTGGGTAACAGCATCAGCTAACCAAGCAGATGGATCAGGTAGTTTTGGCCGTAAAGCACAGCGTCAAATTGTTATTACTGGACTACAAGCAATGGTTAGCGGAGTTGACGAATTAAGAGATGACGAAACTAGACTATTCAATGTAATGGCAACACCAGGTTATCCAGAACTAATTGGAGAAATGGTAAGTCTAAACTATGACAGAGGTTTAAGTGCATTTATTGTAGGCGACAGTCCAATGAGATTGAAGCCAGATGCAACTTCACTTAATGAGTGGGGTACTAACGTTCGTCTAGCAGTTGAAGATAACGACGACGGCTTAGTTAGTAGAGACGAGTACATGGGTGTTTATTATCCAGCAGGATTTACAAGTGATAACGTAGGTAACAACATTGTTGTTCCACCAAGTCATATGGCACTTCGCACTATTGCACTAAGTGATCAAGTTTCTTATCCATGGTTTGCACCCGCAGGTACAAGACGTGGCGGTGTAACTAATGCAACAGCAACAGGTTATATTAGTGACGAAGGAGAATTTGTAAGTGTTGCACTTAACGAAGGTCAACGCGATACATTGTATTCAAACGCAGTTAACCCAATTACAACACTAGCAGGCGCAGGCCTTGTTGTATTTGGACAAAAAACTCGTGCAAGAAATGCAAGCTCACTTGATAGAGTGAACGTAGCACGTTTAGTTGTTTACTTAAGAAGCCAGCTAAACAAACTAGCAAAACCTTACTTGTTTGAACCAAATGATAAGATTACTAGAGATCAAATCAAAGCAGCAGCAGAGAGCTTATGTTTAGAGCTAGTAGGACAAAGAGCACTTTATGACTTCTTAGTTGTTTGTGATGAATCAAACAATACTCCAGGAAGAATAGATCGTAATGAGCTATACTTAGACATTGCAATTGAACCAGTTAAAGCAGTAGAATTTATTTACATTCCACTAAGACTTAAGAATACAGGAGAAATTGCAGGACTTTAAATGAGGGCTAGGACCCCTGAAAAAAGGGGTCCTTACTTTGATAAATACTAGCAACAGGAGAAAATATAAATGGCAATCTCAACATTATCAAAAATTACAGTACCACTAGCTAGTGATTCTAGTGCAAGTAACCAAGGCTTGTTAATGCCTAAGTTACAGTATCGCTTTAGAGTGACACTAGAAAACTTTGGCGTAAGTGGTAATACAACAGAACTAACAAAACAAGTAGTAGACGTAACTCGTCCTAACTTAACTTTTGAAGAAATTACTTTAGATGTTTACAACTCAAGAAGTTACCTAGCAGGTAAGCACACTTGGGAACCAATTACTCTTAACGTAAGAGACGATGTAAGCAACAACGTTACTAAGCAAGTTGGCGAGCAACTTCAGAAGCAATTTGACTTCTTTGAACAGTCAAGTGCAGCATCAGGTATTGATTACAAGTTCTTAACTCGTATTGAAATGCTTGACGGTGGCAACGGTGCAAACGAAGTCGGTGTATTAGAGACTTGGGAGTGCTATGGTTGCTTCTTAACTAATGCAAACTATAACACAATGGCATATGCTACCAATGATCCAGCAACTATCGCACTATCAATTAGATACGATAATGCTATTCAAACACCACAAGGTACTGGTATTGGTACAGCAGTTGGTCGTACAGTTAACACTCTAGTAACTGGCGGCGGCGGCGCACAGTAAACTTAAAAAGTAGATTGTCAAACGAAAAAGGAGGCTTCGGTCTCCTTTTTTATTATCTGCGTGGTTTTTCTTATGGATAAATATATGTATGGCAAACAAGTTAAACGGATTCTTAGATAATTTTTTCGGTGGAGTTACTAATCCAAAAGGAATAGTAGGCGACTTCCAACATGCTCAGCGTTTATATGTTGACAATGCATTTCGTCTTGCACCTAAGGTAAAATTCCTTTACTTTGTAAATTTTAATTTTACAGATTCAGTAATTAGGGCTTTTCCAAAGATGGCACAAAGGCATAGAGCAGAAATGAATATGCTTTGTAAGCAAATTGATTTGCCACAATATACTGCTACTGTAGATACAAAAAATCAATATAATAGAAAAAAGAATATACAAACTAGAATTGATTATTCTCCGGTTAACATTCTTATGCACGACGATAATTTGGGAATTACTAATTCTTTAATGCAAGCATACTATAGATATTACTATAGAGACGGCAATATTTCAGATATTAGTGCAACATATGATCCTCGAAGTACATATAAAGAAAGTAACGGAAGAGGTTATAGGTTTGGTTTAGACAACGATAAACTTGAACCATTCTTTAAGAATATAAAATTATATCAATTTAGTAGACATCAATATCAAGAATATACATTAATTAATCCAATAATTACAGCATGGGGCCATGATACTATGGACCAAACAGACGGCGCCGGCATAGTAGAAAATAAAATGGCTTTAAATTACGAAGCAGTTTTATATTCAGACGGTGTAGTAGGCGAAGACGATCCAGCAACTTTTGCATCTAGTCACTATGATAAAACACCAAGTCCTTTAAGTGTACAAGGCGGCGGCGTTGCTAATCTTTTCGGCGGTGGCGGCATATTAGACGGTGCTTCTAGTGTATTAGGTGATATTACTAGTGGTAATGTTGGTCTAGGAACATTACTTACTGCGGCAAATACAGTACGCAATGCAGGAGATTTATCAAAAGACAGTCTTAAAAGAGAAGGTTTTAGTATACTAACTAATGCAATAGTAAGTGCTGGACAAGATCCTTCACCAGGCGGAATTACAGGTACATTCTTTGGCAAGAATAGTGGCAAAGGTACTGAAACAACACAAGCAGTAAGTAAGAATGATAATACCTCGCAAGAAGCTAAAGCACAAAAAATAGGACAAGCACAAGAAGCTAATGGCTTACCAAATACAACAGGAACTTAAAAATGGCAGTTACAGGAAATATACCGCAAACAAAATTTACATCAAGTGACGAATCAGTTAGAGAATTTTTTGATAATTTTTATACAGCAAAATTAGAATTTTCATCTAACGAAGTAGATGCAGTAATTGCTTTTTTTGAAAAAAGAGGTTTTGAAAAGACAGCCGCTTATAGTGTTTCCACTATCTTAATGCAGCAAGCAAAGATCGACAACGTACCTATTTTTAAATTGTTAGATAGCTTAAAAGGATTTAACGAACTACAACTTAGTACGTTAGTAACAGAAATTTTAAACTATAATAGATCTAAAACTAGTACATTGGGTTTTAGATTAGAAAGTCAACAAACTTTATTAGAATCAAGAAATGTAGAAGTTTTTGAAACACCAGAAGAAACAATTATATCAAATCAAGAAAATTATGTAACTCTTGGATATGTAGAGCCGGGATACGTGGGAGAATAACAATGGCAATAATTTTAAGAACAGACAAAGGTTCTCAGTTAACTTATGCAGAATTAGATGGAAACTTTACCGACTTAGATGTTAGAGTTACAAATGCAACAACGATTGCAGAAACACCTGTTGTTTGGAATAATATACAAGGTAAACCAGAATTGTTTGATGGTGATTATTCGTCTTTAGAAAATGCTCCAGCTGTTCCTGTTAACATAGGCGACTTAAATAATGTTTCAAGTAATGTTCCGAGTATTGGACAAGTTTTAGAATGGTCTGGTACAGAATGGTTTCCAGCAACAGTGTCTGACAGTGCATTTAGTGGTAGTTATGATGATCTAACCGACAAGCCAGTATTGTTTAGTGGCAGTTATAATGATTTAACACAACAACCTACAATACCTACAGATATTAATCAACTTACAGACATCGACAGTTTACTTTCTAGTGGCGGTGGCGGATCTTATACTAATTCCGATGTTGATACTCATCTAAATGTTAGTGAAGCACAAGCATCTGAAGTGTTAAGTTGGGATGGGGCAAACTATACGTGGGTAGCAAACGCTGGCTCAGGCACATCGTATACAGACTCTGACGCCATTAGTGCTGTAACTAGCTCTGATTTAGACATGGGCGGTAATAAAGTATTATTTGGAAACGTGTATAGTGAAGTAGGCGATTTACCTAATGCTACGAATTATCACGGTATGTTTGCCCATGTTCATGCCACTGGCGCAGCATATTTTGCACATGGCGGCAATTGGGTACAACTTGCTAACAGTTCTGACTTAGGCGGCGGCGATGTATCTGATATTAATGACTTAACAGATGTAGATACATCAACAACACCGCCTACTGCTAATCAAGTTTTAAAATGGAATGATAGTGAAAGCAAATGGCTTCCTGCAGATGATAACGGACCTGTAGACTACGGTAGTCGTTTAGTGTGGAACTTAGCAGATCCTAGTGCCAGTGAAGTTTTAAATGCAGGCATAGAAGCTGATACAGCATGGTACTACGGTGATGTAGTATCAGATCCTGCCAATCCTACTACAAGTGTAGTATTAGATATAGGCGCCGAAACTCCTACCTTTACAGGTAATGTAATGGGCGAAGTACATGGCGATGTAAAAACAGCAGATGGTGGATCAGTTATCCTTGATGTAGATGCCGGCGGCAGCGGCACAGCAATGTACACTGGTGATGTAACTGGTGATGTAACTGGTGATATCACAAGTTCAGGAACAAGTACATTTACAGGTACACTTGAAATTGCAAATTTAGCAAGTGTAGGCACAGGAAACTTAGGATTTACTAGTGCAGCCAGCGTAAATATCACAGCAGCAGATGATGTAAACATCAATGGCACAGCAAATTTTGATAGCATATTTAAATTAACACCATTAAGTGCTGCACCTTTAAATCCTGTAGCCGGAACGTTTGCTGTTGCGGATTATAATAACTGGGATCCAGCATCATCATCTACACCAAGACCGTATCCGGTATTTTATGACGGTGCTGTTTGGCAGCCTCTATATTAAGGTAGAAATGAATGGAAAAAGAATACACCGTAATAGCAACAGCAAGGGAACACTTATCTGATCTTGAAGCAGAAATTACTGCTAGTAGCGGTGCAGGTCCTATTCCTAATAGAGCTGTAGACGTTGCTAATGCTAGGCCTGGATCTAAAATACAAACACACTTTATGCTTACTGACGAAGAAGCAGAAGCACTACGTAATGACCCAAGAGTACGTGCTGTAGAAATTCCTCCAGATCAAAGAGATGATATTAAAATAGGTCTAAACGCAGAACAAAGTGAAGGTGTGGTGTTTAGAAGAGGAGAAGATGGATCTTCGGTAAATGTTAATTGGGGACTAAGACGTTGTATTGAAGAAACTAATATTTACGGTTCGAGTGAACTTGCTCCTGGTGGTTATTTGTATGCACTTGATGGCACAGGGGTAGACGTAGTTATTCAAGATAGTGGAGTTGATCAAGATCATCCTGAATGGGAAGATGCAGAAGGCACTAGCAGATTTCAAGCCATTGATTGGTATACAGAATCAGGTATTTCGGGAACACAAGATGCATTCTTCTACAACGATTATGATGGACACGGTACACATTGTGCAGGTATTGCCGCAGGTAAAACTTATGGATGGGCCAAAGGTGCCCGCATATATGCACAGAAGTTAGCAGGTCTAGAAGGAACAGCTGATCCCGGAAATGGAATATCTATTTCAGACTCTTTTGATGCAATCCGACTTTGGCATAATGCAAAAACAGACAGTAGGCCAACTATAGTAAATATGAGTTGGGGATATAGTGCAGTTTATACACAAGATCCTGATAACGGAACTTATCGAGGTACACCGTGGACATTCGCAGCTCAAACAGATACCGAACTTTGGGACGATTATGGCATAGTGTCAAAATTTAGTGGCGGTGATGATCCAGACTTTAGAAGAATACCTTCACAAGTAGCATTCGTTGATGCTGAAGTAGAAGATATGATTGCAGATGGAATACACATCTGCATTGCCGCAGGTAATGATTATTATAAAGCAGATATACCAAGCGGAACAGATTATGATAATGCAGTAGTTTTTGGCGGTATTACAAGATATTATCATAGACCAAGCTCACCTTATAGTTCAAATGCATTTATAGTTGGAAATATAGATTCTACACCTACAACGGTAACTGACAGAACTGCTGGTTCTAGTAAAAAAGGACCAGCAGTAAATATGTGGGCACCCGGAACAGATATAATGAGTACTTGTAGTTTGAACTATAATACTAACAGTTACACACCATTAGACTATCCTTCTAATACAGATTATAAAATAATGAGTATTGGCGGTACATCAATGGCATCACCGCAAGTAGCAGGCGTTGCGGCATTATATTTACAATCTCGCCCATACCTAACACCAGCACAATTAAAAGACATTATGAATGCTGATTCAAAATCAGTTATCAATCAAACTGCAAACAATGATTCAGATTATAGGTCTTTTACACTTAGTATAATGGGATCTCCTAACAGGCATTTATATAGTAAGTACGGTGTATTAAATCCATTTACAATTACTACAGAGTCTGTAGCACCTGTAGTTACAACATATAATATATCAGTTACTAGTAGCGGCTCGTCGTCTTACGTTTTATCAGGCTCAGATAGAAATGGAGCAGTTTCAGGAAATGATCCTACTATAGAAATTTTAGTAGGTGATATAATTGAATTTAACTTGTCAGTTAGTGGACATCCGTTTTGGATTAAAACAGCCGCAGTAACAGGAACTGGAAGTACAGTTTCAACTGGTGTTACTAATAACGGACAACAGTCTGGAACATGCACATGGAATACGGCAGGTGTTACTCCTGGCACTTATTATTATATTTGTCAATTCCACGGATCAATGGTAGGGCAAATTATCATCGGCACGGAAGAATAATGCCATGCCAAAATTTGCTCAAGGTAAATTTAAACTAAAAAATCCTGATAAGTATCTAGGAAATACAACACCAACTTATAGAAGCAGCTGGGAATTTGCCTTTATGAGATTCTGTGATGAACATCCTAGCGTCAGTCAATGGGCAAGTGAGGCAGTAAAAATACCTTATAGACATCCATTTACAGGAAAACATACTGTATATGTTCCTGACTTTTTTATTGCATATGCAAGTAAAACAGGAAAGCAAAAAGTTGAACTTATAGAAGTTAAACCAGAAAATCAATCATTAAAAGAAAAAACAGGACGCAGTCGTGCAAACCAAGCTCATTGGATTATTAATCAAGCAAAATGGGAAGCAGCAAGAGCTTGGTGTAAACAAAAAGGCATTTATTTTAGAATTGTTACAGAGAATGATATTTTTCACAATGGTAAAAGAAGATAAATAATAGTAGCAGTTAATGGTTGGAAAATTATGACAAAAAAATTAGAAGAATTATTAGACTTGCCTGAATCAAAAGAAATTATTGAAAAGGCTGAGTCACAAGAACAAGATCAAAAAGCTCACGAAATAGAGCGTCAAAAAGACACATTTCGAGATATAGCAGAATTTGATAAAATTAGTGCTGCACTACCTGCTGTAAAAGGACTAGGAGATTTAGCAGATAAAGAGCTAAACGAAGTTGCAGATAAAGCAATGCAAGCATATGATGATCTAATGGACTTAGGAATGAATGTAGAAAGTCGGTATAGTGGCAGAGTTTTTGAAGTAGCAGGTAATATGCTCAAGACTAGTTTAGATGCTAAAACGCAAAAGTTAGATAAAAAACTAAAAATGATTGAATTACAGCTCAAAAAACAGAAGCTAGATAATGATTCTAATGTAAACGATGGTGATATTATTAACGGCGAAAACTATGTAGTCACTGACAGAAATAGCCTACTAGAGAAGCTAAAAGGACTTGATAAAGATAAATAATATATAATAGGATATTGCGCAATGAAATCTTTTAAAGAATATTTAACAGAGTCTAAAAAGACTTACCCATTTAAAATAGCAATCGCTGGCGAGTTGCCAGACGGTTTTAACGATTATCTAAAAACTTGTTTAGAACGATTTAAAGTATCAGAATTGTCAAGTGGTAAAAAGACACCAATACAAGAACGTCCTTTAGATTTTCCTAATTTACACAATATGGAAGTTACGCATTTTGAAGCAGATCTATTATATCCAACAACTGCACAAGTATTGGGTGAATATTTAGATGCTTGTTGCGATTGCCCAGCAGGCCATATTGTTGTGCGTAATGCTGCTGATCCACTTGAACTTTATCAAGAAGAAGCAGCCGATGATGCATACGAAGTAAAACTTACTCAAGAAGAGATGGGCGGAGAAAGTGCGCAAGACTCCGTAGCAGGCAACAGAGTAATGGACCTATTAAAAGAACTAGAAGTTGCTCGCAAAGAAAGAGAACACGATCCAGCTGCCGCTGCACCTGTTGGTGAAAGCAGTGATATTGATAACACAGAAAATGCTACATCGGTAGTAGGAGGATAATAAAATGGAAATGAAAAAATTATTAGAATCATTAGACGAGTGTGGCATGAACGAGATGCCAGGTATGCCACCAGCAATGCCACCACAAGAAGTAGATAAAGGAAATCCTGTATCTATGAACGTGTCAATTAATGCTAGTGGTAAAGACCATGTCGAAGATTTACTTAACATGATGAAAAATGCAGGACTAGGTGATGCAAAACCTGTAGACGCTAAAATGCTTGCACCACGTTTAGACATGGAAAGGTTACGTGACATTGTTGATTCACCGATGGACGATCCAGAGATTCCAGGCAAAGACGATGTTGACGGCGACAAAGACATTACAGCGATGGGCTGCAACGACGACATTGAATACGAAGAAGGCTATGAAAATGAACCAGAGCCTAGAGTTGGTGATATCGAAGATGTAACACCGGACGGTGATGATCTACATCGTTCAAAGGATCGTAAAGCAATTCGCACTAATGATCCAGCATTAGAAAATATTAAAGCAGACCTTTATGCTGCACTAAGCGAAAAGAAAGCAAAGCCAGATTATATTGACATTGACGGTGATGGCGACAAAAAAGAGCCAATGAAAAAGGCAGTCAAAGACAAAGAAGAGAAAAAAGTTAAAGAAAAGTAACACACTTCCCTAGACTACTCAATAGGCACTTCGGTGCCTATTTTTTTGGTTAAATACAGTATGGCAAGTAAAAGTTTAGATGGTGTCTTAACTAAAAAGGCAAATACAAAAGAAACATATACTAATGCACAAATTGAAGATCTTGCAAAGTGCATGGATCCTGACGAGGGTTACTTACACTTCGCAAGAAGTTTTGCATATATCCAACATCCTGTAAAAGGCAAACTATTGTTTGATCCTTTTGAGTATCAATTGCGATTGATGCACAGTTATCATAGTTATAGATTTAATATTAACATGATGCCTAGACAAACAGGTAAAACAACCTGTGCTGCTATCTATCTTGCATGGTATGCAATGTTTAATTCAGATCAAACAATTCTTATTGCTGCACACAAGTACACAGGCGCACAAGAGATTATGGCACGTATACGATATGTGTATGAAACATGTCCAGACCATATTAGAGCCGGTGTTACAAGTTACAACAAAGGTAGCATAGAGTTTGAAAATGGTTCACGTATTGTAAGCCAAACAACAACGGGCAACACAGGACGTGGTATGTCTATATCATTACTATACTGTGACGAGTTTGCATTTGTGCAACCTAACATTGCAGAAGAGTTTTGGACTTCAATATCACCTACACTAGCAACAGGTGGTCGTGCTATTATTACAAGCACACCAAACTCGGACGAAGATACATTTGCTACTATTTGGAAACAAGCTGAAGACAAGTTTGATGCACACGGTAATGAACAAGAAGTTGGAATAAATGGATTCCATAGTTTTAGAGCAGAGTGGGAAGAACATCCTGATAGAGATGAAGAATGGAAAGAAGCTGAAATTGGTCGTATAGGCGAGGAAAAGTTTAGACGTGAATATGGTTGTGAATTTTTAGTATTTGACGAAACACTTATTAACAGTATAAAACTGGCAGCAATGGAAGGCGAAAGTCCAATTCTTAATATGGGTCAAACACGTTGGTATAAAAAACCTACAAGTGAATTTACGTATGCAGTTGGTTTAGATCCTAGCATGGGTACTGGTGGTGATAATGCAGCTATACAAGTTTTTGAATTACCAAGCTACGAGCAAGTAGCAGAATGGCAACATAATCAAACAGGTATACCTGGACAGGTTAGAGTACTTGCTGACATATGTAAGTATATCGCAGATCAAACAAAAAACGATAATAGTATATATTGGAGTGTAGAAAATAACGGCATTGGAGAAGCAGCACTAATCGTTATAAACGATTTTGGGGAAGAGAATATACCAGGACTATTTGTGTCTGAACCTATTCGAAAAGGACATGTGCGCAAGTTCCGTAAAGGGTTTAATACTACACACAGCACTAAAATTACAGCATGTAGTCGATTAAAAACTATGGTTGAAAATGATAAAATGATAGTTAGAAGTAAACCATTGCTATCTGAATTAAAAGGTTTTGTTGCAACTGGATCAAGTTTTCAAGCAAAGTCGGGTATGAGTGACGATCTAGTTAGTGCTACACTATTATGTATTAGAATGATGAGTGTTCTCAAAGATTGGGATCCTAGAATTTATAATTCTTTTAATCAGGCAGAACAAGATGAAGATTATGAAGCACCTATGCCAATCTTCATATCTAGCAACTTTGGATAAATATTAGTATGGATAAACTTGATCAAACAGCAGAAGAACTATTTTCAAAAATACGTGGACGTTTTTCCAATGTAACTATTGGCGACGGCGAAGGAAACGTAGTTAACGATCCAAAAGAAGCAAGATTTTTTGAATTTGCATATAATGATAAAAATCAAGATTTTGGAAATGTAAGTATATCATTGTCAGCTGATGATGGTGTTGTTGTAATGTTTAATAAAGAAGTAGTAGAAAATGCTGTATCAAAAAGTTTATGGTTTGAGTTTTTAAAAGAATTAAGAACATTTTCTAAAAAAAGAATGTTAGGATTTAATACTAGAGATATTACAAAATCAAATTTAGAAAAAAGAGACTATAAATACCTTGCAACAAAAACTGGGGACGATAAAATGAATGAATCAAAACTATACGGCACATCACGTATAAGTTATCAAGACGTTGATAATGCAAGACTTGTAATTAAACACACTGAAAGTGTTAATCAAGAACTTGCATCGGGTCGTACACAAAAGATTGGTACGATTTATATTGAAAGTGCAGACGGAGAAAGATTTAGATATCCGTATAAGCATTTAACTGGCGCAAGAGCAATGGCACGTCATGTTGCTGAAGGTGGCAAACCTTACGATGACTTTGGCAAGCATATTACCGGACTAAGCGAAGAATTATCAAAACTACGTAAGTTTAAAACTTATATGGGTCGTTCAGCAGTAATGGCAGAAAGTCTTAGCGAGTATATGGACATTGTTAAAGAGCGTATACAAACAGTTAAGAAAACAGTCGAAAGTCTCCAAAAACCAAGTTTTTACAAGCAAACATTTGAAGCATTTGAAACCCCAGTACTAGAAGATGTTCCAAGTGATGTTGCAGAAAACTGGATTGATCAACTAACTATTAGACAGTTTAACGAAGAACTTAAAGACGTATTTCCTTATATCTATAATCTAGTTTCAGAGGCTACTAAAGCAAAAGAATTAGGACCAGATGATTTATTAGGAGAAGCAAAAAACGATTGTGACGAAACTTGTCCTAAAAGTTGTCCAGATTGCGGCGGCACTGGTGATCCAGAAGAATACAAAAAAACAAACGAAGGCGAAAGACACGGCAACGATAAAATGTATGACAAATGCTGGGACGGTTACAAAAAAGTACCAGGCAAGAAGCGTGGCGAAAAAGGATCATGCGTTAAGGCCGAAGCAGAAATAGAAAGAGGCTTTGAAGAAATGATGGGTCAGTTTAGCGAAAAACCAGAAAGCGAAGCAGGCGCAGAAGTATTCCACGATGGTACAACTATCTATCCTAAAGTAGGCGACAAAGTTGAAGTGTTCTATACTTCAACTGATGAAAAGCCTGACAATGCAGTAGGTGTTATTGTTGGTCAAGGCGAAGGCAGACAACAGTGGAAAGTAAAATTCAAAGACAACGAAACTGGCGAAGTTGTAACAAATACATATAGTTCACACGATGAATTTATGATTCTTGACAAAGATAGAGACAACCCAGATCGTATTAAAGATCGTGAGCAAGGCGAACTACCTATGCCAGGCGGACAAACAAACCGTCGTAATGTAAAAAACCCAGCAGGTGAAAAAGAAGGCAATGCATATGCTAACGCTGTACGTCAGGCAAAGAAAGACGGTAAGAAAAAAGGCGATAAGATTCAAGGCCCAGACGGTGATGAAATTACATTAGAAAAAGACAAAAAGACACCACTAGGCGAGTTTATTTTATCTTATTACGATAGAGAAATAGGCGAGTTCCCAAAAGGCGAAACCGCTGTACTTACCATGGTAGAGAAAGATTACGGCGAGCAGTTCATAGAACCTGCTAAGGCGTTTATCGAACAAGTTAATGCTCTATTCGACGATTTCCAAATGAAAACACAACCACAACAAATGGAAGTTGATACAGAGTATGAAAGAATGCGTGAATTAGCTGGTTTAAGATAATCAGCTAATTCATTCATATTTCTGTCAAAAAAGACTTGACAGGATAAATAATAGAGTGTAGTATATACAATGTGCTACACTTAATTTAGGCACAAAGCTATAAGGCAAAAATATAGGAGGCATAATTATGGCATCATTAGCAGAAATTCGAGCAAAGCTCAAAGAACAAGAAAACCGCACTTCAGGCGGTTCAAATGGCCCAAGCGGTCCAAACCCAATTTACCCATTTTGGAATATGAAAGAAGGCGAGAGTTCAACTCTACGTTTCCTTCCTGACGGTAATCCAGATAATACTTTTTTCTGGGCAGAACGTTTGATGATCAAACTTCCGTTTTCGGGTATTAAAGGACAAACTGATTCACGTCCAGTACAAGTACAAGTTCCATGTATGGAAATGTATGGTGAATCATGCCCTATCTTACAAGAGGTACGTGGCTGGTTCAAAGATCCAAGTCTAGAAGATATGGGTCGTAAGTATTGGAAAAAGCGTTCATACTTGTTCCAAGGTTTTGTAACCGATAATCCACTATCCGATGACGAAGCACCTGAAAATCCAATTAGACGCTTTATCATTGGTCCACAAATCTTCCAGATCATTAAGCAAGCATTAATGGATCCAGACATGGAAGAGTTGCCAACAGATTATACTGCTGGTGTAGACTTCCGTTTGAACAAGAGTTCAAAAGGCGGCTATGCAGACTACTCAACATCAAATTGGGCTCGTAGAGAGCGTCCATTAAGTGATGCAGAGATGAATGCAATTAATACACACGGCTTGTTTAATCTAAATGACTTCCTACCTAAGAAGCCAGACGAAACAGCAGTTAAAGTATTGACTGAAATGTTTGAAGCAAGTGTTGACGGAGAAGCATACGATCCAAATCGTTGGAGCAACTACTTCCGTCCAGCAGGCATGTCAGCAGCAACAGGAGATCCTGTAGCACCTGCGGCAAGTACTCCTGCTCCTACACCTACTCCAGCACCAACTGCTCCAGTAGCAGAAGCAGCACCAGAGCCAACACCAGCGCCAGCAGCTGAAGCGGCTCCTGCAGAAGGTGGCAATGCTCAAGACATTCTAGCAATGATTAGAGCACGTCAAGGACAGTAATAACATTATGGGGGAGCAATCCCCCATGCTTTTTAGATAGGAGATATATATGGCGAATAAAGCATTCGATCCAACGAAGTTTCGAAACTCGTTGACAAAATCCATTCAAGGTATGAGTGCAGGATTTAACGATCCTACAGATTGGGTTAGTACAGGCAACTTTGCACTTAACTATCTTATCAGCGGCGACTTTAACCGAGGCGTTCCGATGGGTAAGGTAACTGTATTTGCAGGTGAATCTGGCGCAGGTAAATCATATATCTGTGCAGGTAACATTGTAAAATACGCTCAAGAACAAGGAATCTTTGTAGTTCTTATTGACTCAGAGAATGCACTTGACGAATCGTGGCTACATGCATTAGACGTAGACACGTCAGAAGAAAAACTACTTAAACTTAATATGTCAATGATTGACGATGTTGCTAAAACTATTAGTACATTTATGACAGATTATAAAGCAATGCCAGAGGAAGATCGTCCTAAAGTAATGTTTGTAATTGATAGTTTAGGTATGTTGTTAACACCTACAGATGTAGATCAGTTTAACAAAGGTGATATGAAAGGTGATATGGGTCGTAAGCCTAAGGCACTAACTTCACTTGTTCGTAACACTGTAAACATGATTGGTTCACATAATGTAGGTCTTGTATGTACTAATCACACTTACGCATCACAAGATATGTTTGATCCAGATGATAAAATCTCAGGCGGTCAAGGATTTATCTATGCATCGTCTATTGTAGTTGCAATGAAGAAGTTGAAACTAAAAGAAGATGAAGACGGTAATAAGATTAGTGAAGTGCGTGGCATTCGTGCAGGTTGTAAAGTGATGAAAACACGTTACGCAAAACCTTTCGAAGGCGTACAAGTTAAAATTCCTTATGAAACAGGAATGAATCCATATAGCGGATTACTAGAACTTTTTGAAGCAAAAGGTGTTATTGAAAAAAGTGGTAACAGACTCAAGTACGTAACTAATGCAGGTGAAGAGATTTTAGAATATCGTAAAAAATGGACGGGTGAATTACTCGATACGGTTATGTCAGATTATCTTGAAAAAGAGGCAAATATGGTAAATACCTCTGACGACGATGTCAACGAAGATGTTGATAACGTGCAACCAATCGAGGAACTTACCACAAATGAATGAAGAACAAATTGCTGATATTTGGATTTTATTTAAAGAATATTTAGATAAAAAACAAATTGAAATAGTTGCTGAAAAGTTTGTTGATCACTTAGCCGATTACGGCGTCGAAGATCATCAACTTAAAGATTTATTTGGAATTGACAGCGCACTTGATGAAGCGATAGGTTATTATTTAGATATTGATTCAGAAGATTATGTTGATGAAGAAGATGAGTGGGATTAATGGGTTGGTATAGCGAAATATCTCGTGATGTAGGTAGAATACCAGATGCAGTAGCACATTTTGAACGTGAACTGAATGATGCAAAAATTGAATGTAAACTTTCAGGTAATGTTGAAAAGGCAGCGGCTGCTATGCCTGGTATAGTGGAACACCGTTTTAATCAGTTACAAGAAATCGAAGCTATACTTAACTACCTTAATATTGAATTACGTAGATTGCGTAGCTCATACTTTAAAAAATATCTTGAAAACTATCAAAGAGCTTTATCAAGTCGTGATGTTGAAAAATATGTTGACGGTGAGAGTGATGTAGTTGATTATGAAAAAATTATTAATGAATTTGCTCTCATGCGTAACAAATGGTTGGGTGTTTTAAAAGCACTTGATCAAAAACAGTGGCAAATTACAAACGTAGTCAAATTACGTGTAGCAGGTATGGAAGACGCAACGTTGTAATGTCTCATTCAAATGATTATCTAGAAGAATTAAAACTTTTACACAACAAAAAAACATTTGGAACTGCATCAAATATTCCAAACGAAGTAAAAGAGCTTATAGAAAATCAATCAGTTAATAGTATATTAGACTTTGGTGCAGGAAAAGGACTAACTTCTTCTGCATTAAAGTCTAATTACAATATTAATGTATACACATACGATCCAGTAACATTCCCAATAAAACTTCCAGATCAAGTTGACTTAGTATACAGCAGTGATGTACTAGAACATGTTGAACCTAATCTTATTGATAACACATTAAAAGACCTTTCACATAGAGCGCAACTATATCAGTATCATTTAATAGCGTGTCATCCTGCAAAAAAATCACTAAGTGACGGACGTAATGCTCATTTAATTATTAAGCCGCCTAAGTGGTGGAAAGAAAAAATATCTAAATTATCAAATTGGGAAATAGTACACGAAGAAGTTAGAGAATGGACAGCAAAAGTAAAAAAAGGTCCGCTTCGAGATATTGTAAAGTATGTTGTATTACTTAAAAAATGTACTTAAAGGTATCTAAATCTTTTTCAAAATATTTTTGTACAACTAATTTCATTTCAAAATCGTATTGTTCTCTGTAGTCACCGTGATTGCTTTTATTAAGATGACCTAACGGTACATGGCAATCGAGCCAATCTTGAACCTGTACAAAATCTTTATCTAATGTTTCTGTCTTTAAAACAAAATCTACTGTTTCTGTATTATACCAGTCAACTTGATTTTGTAAGATATTAAAAGACCATATTCTATCTGCTGGCTCATGAATTGCTTCTCTAACCCAAGTTTTAAATCCTCTTTTGTAAGCTCTATATGCATACTTGTCCCAAGGCTGAGGTTTGTCAAGTGTTCCTTGTTGGACAGCATATAGTCTAGCATTTGCCTGTTCGCCCATATAGTGAAACCAACTTAATAATCTTGCATACGGATTTCTAACACATGCAAAGTGGTGTGTTGGATCTCCAAATTTCTTTTTATACATTTTATAGTCAAAATGTTTTTCACCTCTTTTTTCATGTTCAAAGTTTTCTTGCATCCAGTGTAGTATACTTGTTCCACCTGTTTTAGGTATATGTATAAAAACTGTGTCATTGTGCGGTAGATATATGCTCATGATAGTATTTATGTAGTTAACTGCGCACATAAATATCTATATGGAAATAGTAATAGTTACTGGAGGGTTTGATCCTCTTCATTCTGGTCATATTGAATATTTTAAAGCAGCAAAGGCATTGGGACAATACTTAATAGTAGGTGTTAATTCTGACGAATGGTTAATGCGTAAAAAAGGCAAACCGTTTATGAATTTGCAAGAGCGTGTAAAAATAATCGAAATGTTAGAAGTAGTCAACGAAGTTATTACTTTTAATGATAATGATAACACAGCAATAGATGCTATTAATAAAGTAAAAAGTTATTGGGGCAATGATCATAAAATTATATTTGCCAACGGTGGCGATCGGACAAAACATAACATACCAGAAATGCTATCACACAGTGATGTAAATTATGTATTTGGTGTTGGCGGAGAAGACAAAAAGAATAGTTCTAGTTGGATACTACAAGAGTGGAAAGCACCAAAAACAAATCGCACGTGGGGATACTACCGTGTATTGCACGAATCAGGAAAGGAAGTTAAAGTGAAAGAATTAACCGTTGAGCCTGGGCAGAAATTATCTATGCAACGGCACAAAGATAGATCAGAACACTGGTTTGTTGATCAAGGAACTGCTACTGTTTATACTTTAAACGTATCTACAGACTTTGAATTATATGGAAAATTTACCAAACATCAATCATTACATATTCCAGTAGGTATGTGGCATCAACTAGCAAACGAAACAACAGAGTCACTAAAACTTATTGAAATTCAATATGGTGAAAATTGTATAGAAGAAGATATCGAACGACTATGATAATACTTGACGAAGATGATGCTATATTAACACTGTGGAGATACGGAACTGAAGCAGGTATTTCAGACCCTGATTCTTTTAAAGACTTGCCACTTGATAACCCTGTAGCATTTAGAGGAATGACCAAATTTAGAGTAGTAAACGAGTGTAGAATATCAGGACGTGATTTTTATTATATTGATACTGGTTATTTAGGTAATTGCGGTAAGAGAAAAAATTATCATAGAGTTGTTAAAAACGATGTACAACACACATCACCTATATTAGTCCCTTCAGATAGATTTGAAAAAATATTAAAAGTATCAACAAAATCTTTTTATAAACGACAGTGGAATAAACAAGGTTCAAATATTTTATTAGTTACTCCATCAGAAAAACCGTGTAAATTTTATGGAATAACAAGAGACAACTGGGTCAAAAATACATTAGAAAAATTAAAAAATCATACTGATAGAAAAATTATTGTGAGAGATAAACCAATAAGAAGAGAACGTATCGGTAATAAAAGTATATTCAATCAGTTAGATGAAGATGATATATATGCAGTTGTAACATACAATAGTATTGCTGCAACTGAAGCAGTGTCTTACGGAATACCTGCTTTTGCAGATGCTCCTATAAATGCAGCAAAGAGTGTATGCTCAAATGATTTTACAAAAATAGAAGATCCATATTATCCTGATAGAACACAAGTAGACAACTGGCTACATTGGTTAGCATATTGTCAATACACTACGTCAGAATTGAAGGACGGCACAGCATATAAGATACAAGAAGAATTTAATTTATGTTAGTAGTAAGTTATTTAAACGGCATCCCTCCGGGTAATAAAAATCCAGAAAAACCTGCAATACTAAAAAAGTTTATAGCAGGAGTAAATCGTGTTGGATTAGATACAGGACAGGTTTCTCGTCAATGGCAACCTATGGCTTGTGACGTTGCTATACTGCAAGGCTTTGTTCATAAAAATAGTAAAAATACAAAACATCTAAGATTAAGAAAAGATGTTTTAAATTTACAAAAATTTAACAATAAAAGAACTATAATAATTGATAGCAATTTATTTTTATATAGAGATCCAGGAAATACTCAAAAATATTTACGTTATAGTTATGATGGTGTTTTTCCAACTACTGGAGAATATTGTAATAAGACTGTTGATCCTTCAAGGTGGGAAAAAATTAAAAGTGATTTAAATTTTGATCTACAACCATGGAAACTGAATAAAGGTAGTTATATATTAATATGTGCTCAAAGAGATGGCGGCTGGAGCATGAATGGCAAAAGTGTTGTAGACTGGGTAACACAAACAGTACAAAAAATAAGAGGCGTTACACCGATGCCTATTAGAGTAAGATTACATCCAGGCGACGGACAGTCTTATAGATATGAAAGTAAAATACGAAGATTAAATGTTGATGTAGCTGACTCTAAAAAGATATCTTTATTAGAAGACTTACAAGACGCACATAGTTTAGTTGTATATAATTCAAGCCCAGCAGTTGCAGGAGTAATAGAAGGAGTACCAACTTTTATAACAGATCCTGAACCACAAAACTGTCAAGCATACGGAGTTGCACATACTGATTTAAGAAGAATCACAATGCCGGCTGACTACGATAGATCACAGTGGATATTAAAGATGTCCCAAATGCATTGGAATCAAGATGATTTGTTTAACGGTAATTGCTGGCGTTGGATGAGAAAGTGGGCATCTAACTAGACCAATAACTTTCTGTTCTTGAATGAATTAAATCTTTTTGTAAACTTTTGCCGTAATTTTTTCGATCACCTTTTAAATGATCTATCCATTTACCTAACTCGGTATTAATAAGCGGATGTCCTCCGCCACCTGTTTTAGCAGTGCGTAATGTTACAGCAGCAGTATAGTCTAATACTTTAGGAAAATCTTTTCTATATTTGTTTAGAATATGACCAAACACATAACTGTCGTGCCATTCCTCTAATTTAAATATTCCGTTTTCTGCATCTTCGTACATGCGTTCAAATTCTTTTAAAAATTCATGACACACTGGATGATTCAAGTTCATACCATAAAATCCGCACTCGGGCCAAGTTTGTGATCCTTTACCTCTACCTACATATGTTATCCAAACATTCTTTGGTAATAACTTAATAAAATCTTCGTAACTCCAGTGACTGTGAAATATTGTATCCGCATCTATCCATACTAACCACCCCTTAGAGCGCATATAAGCGTCATACACAGCATATGTTTTATTAGCAAAGCGTATAGCGTCCCATTTAAAAGATTTGTGCCAATCGCGCGGTCTACGTGCTTTTATTTCAGGAGGAGGTGTACCATTTGCTTTAGGAACATTTTTCCAACGTTGTTTGAATTTTTGTAATTTAGGTAGCTCTTGATCTGCATCTAAAATTTCAATTCTAGATGGATCAGGGTTTCTTGGCTTGCATTTTTCTGCATATACTATTAACTTAATTCTTTGGTCTACATTCCTTGAAAACGTGTCTAAAAAGTTTTGCCCATATTTGGTTAGTCCAGGTGCATGAAATGTAGTTACCACAGTTATTGCTGACATTTTAAATCCTTTGTAAATACAGATAGTGTATGGTAGTATTTAACGTATGAAATTTAGTTTATGGACAAATAATGGCGCACTCAATAGCCAACCTGTTTTTGATGCCTTTGCTAACAGTTGCATGGCTGCTGGCCATGACGTTGTTTATAATGACCTTAATTCTGATATCGATGTTATATGGAGCGTACTGTGGTATGGCAGAATGGCTAAAAACAAAAGTATATGGGACAACAATAACAAAAAATCAAAACCAACTATAGTTTTAGAAGTCGGCGGCATCAAAAGAAATAATACATGGAAAGTAGGACTCAATGGCATTAATAGAGATGCATATTTTGGAGATCTTGGCAATGATGATAGGCGTGCTAATTTTCTTAGACTTAAATTAAAAGATTGGCGCGAAGACGGTGAATATATTTTAATCTGCGGACAACATGAAAGAAGTTGGCAATGGCATGATATGCCTCGTATGAGTAATTGGGCAATGAATACTATCGAAACAATCCAAAAATATTCATCTCGTCCTATAATTTTTAGACCTCATCCTCGCTGTCCTTTACCGTCAATAGAACATCAATACAAAAATGTTTTTAGACAAGAGCCTCGAAGACTATCAACAGATCGCAACAATGATAACTATGACTTGGATTTTAAAAACATTTGGGCAACAGTTAGTTATAATTCAAATCCAGGCATACACAGTATACTAGAAGGTGTTCCTGCTTTTGTAGGATCTAGTTCTCTTGCATACGAAGTTGGTAATGACATAGACTTTCTTCATAATATTGAAAACCCACTGAAACCTGATAGAACACAATGGCTCAATGACTATGCATGGACAGAGTTTTCAATCAAAGAAATTAAGGCAGGCTTGCCGTTAAAAAGATTGACAAAGGTGCTTAATCATGCTATATTATAAGCATGAACAATATAATTCTTACCATTGAAGATCTTTTAGAAGTAACCGCTGGCATGAGAGCTGACGTGCCACAGATAAAAATTGATTCTAGTGATATGAGTATTATGTACAGTATTGCTAGACAAGTGTTTAAAGGTGTTCCATTAACTGATAGACAGTATTCACTTATGCAAGAAAAATTGTCATCTTATCAAGATCAATTTATAGACATTTGTGATTTTAATAAGGCTGTTAATACTTTAAGACACCCACTAAGAAAAATCGATCGTTCTAAATATATTAAAATTGTATCTGCAGAAGAAGCAATTGGACATAAACAACACGAACGTCCTAATCACGAGTATCTTAAAATTAGATTTCCGTTTAGTAAAAAAAGTATTTTAAAACTACAAGGTATTACAAATAAGAGAGATGAGTATGTTCATCACAAAGGAACTCATGAACACTTTTTCTTGCTAACTGAAAAGTCTGTTATTAGGTTAGTTAATTCATTCGAAGGTTGCGGTTTTGAAGTAGCAGATGACGTAATGTCATTATATAACGAGATTAGAAAAATTGATGTTAATAATTATACTATTAGGGTAGAAAACAATCAATTATTAAATATGCATCCAAACGGAAAAAAAGTTATTGAAGAACAACTTGGAAAATTAGATTCCGATAATGTTATTTGTTATAAAGATAGAAGTTTGTTATACGGAATTTCTTCTTTTGATAACAAAGCTGAGTTGGATATTGAAAAGCATGATATACTTTCAAAAAATATTGCAAATAGAAAAAGTAACGAAATACATATTAGCTCAAAAGAATGGACTTTAGATAGACTTTTTAATTCTTTTTTTGTTTTAAAAAGATTTCCATTATTAATACTTTTAGATGAAAACGATCCCTATAGTACATTAGCTACTACATATCACCATATGTGTCATCTTATACCTACAGAAGAAATATCTGTTTTATATAGACTACCAAACGATGTTAGTAATGGTTATAATGAATTTATTAGAGATAAAAATTTAAATAATCCTCTTGACAAAAATACTAAAGTAGTGTATACTAGTAAAAATAAAGTAAATAAACCCCTGTTACAGAGTAAATGTAAACCTGTAACTGCTTTAATGCTTAAAAATCTTAGAACCTCGTCGCAGCTTTCTAGTTGGGTTAAGAACTTTGATTTAATAGTTGATTATTCTGAAGAACCTAATATAGTACCAAGGTTTAGTAGCAATAATAGATGGAAATTATATGCCTAGTTGCAAATTAATAATTGAAGATGAAGTAAACATAAAGTTAGAAGGATTAGAAGTTGACGTCAGACGTAAACTTAGCAATGCACTCAAATTCGAAGTGCCTTACGCACGATATATGCCTCAGTATAAGCTCGGGCGTTGGGATGGCAAAGTTGCTTTTTTTGGCATCGGCGGCACTGGTTACGTTAACCATCTTGATACTGTTGTGGACGTACTTACAAAAAACAATGTACAAATAGTAGATATTGAAGATCGTAGACACCCAATACAGTTAGACTTTCAGCCAATAAATGAACGCTACTGGGCAGATCAAGGAGTACATTGGCCTAAAGGACATCCAGCAGAAGGCGAAGAGATCATTCTCCGAGACTATCAAGTTACAGCAATTAATAACTTTTTACAAAACCCACAGAGCTTGCAAGAGATTGCAACAGGTGCAGGTAAGACAATTACAACTGCAACACTGTCGCATATAAGTGAGCCGTACGGACGTAGTCTTATTATTGTGCCTAACAAATCGTTAGTTACACAGACAGAAGAAGACTATATCAATTGTGGGTTAGACGTAGGGGTGTACTTCGGCGACAGAAAAGAGTTAGGTAAGACTCACACTATCTGTACATGGCAGAGTTTGAATATTCTAGATAAGAAGTTCAAAGACGGCAGTGCAGTACTAAGCCTTGCAGAGTTCTTAGACGGTGTCAGCACTATTATTGTTGACGAAGTACACCAAGCAAAAGCAGAAGTTCTTAAGAACTTGCTTACACGCAACCTACGCAATGCTCCTATCCGTTGGGGACTAACAGGCACAGTGCCTAAAGAAAAGTTTGAATTTGAAAGTATACACGCAAGTTTAGGTCCAGTAATAGGTAGTATTACTGCAAAAGAATTACAAGATAAAGGCGTACTATCTAATTGTCATGTTAATATAGTACAATTAATGGATACACAAGCATTTTCAGACTATCAGTCTGAATTAAAGTATCTAGTTACAAATGAGGCTAGAATAGATTACATAGGCAAATTATTAAACACAGTAAAACAAGACGGAAACACTCTTATACTTGTTGACAGAATTAGCGCAGGCGAAATGTTACAAGAACGGATACCAGGTAGTGTTTTTGTTAAAGGCGATGTTAAATTAAAAGATCGCAAGGAGGCATATGATGAAATCAATGAAGGAACTAACCACGTGGTTATCGCAACATACGGGGTCGCGGCTGTGGGTATTAATATACCGCGTATTTTTAATCTTGTTCTCATTGAGCCTGGCAAAAGTTTTGTCAGGGTAATTCAGTCTATAGGCAGAGGCGTAAGAAAGGCAAAAGATAAAGACTTCGTTCAAATATGGGATTTAACTTCTACGTGTAAGTTTGCGAAGCGACACTTGACACAGCGTAAGAAGTTCTATAAGGAGGCAGAATACCCCTTCACCATAGAAAAGGTAGATTGGAATTAATAATAATGAGAATATTAACATTAGAAAACAGGTGCTTTCATTTAGATAAGTTACCTGATGAAATCGAAGAAGATATACGCTTTAGTGTTCTTGATAACTCGAACCCTAAAGAGCCTGACTTTTATTGGATACCATTAATTTTTTTAGAGTCATTTAACTCTCCTGCAATGGTATTAGATATTGGCGGAAACGAAATTACAGTGCCAGTTGATTGGCATATTGCAGTTGGCGATTCTGAAACAGGAATGGATTTAGAAGTACTACCTTTAACAAGTTTAAATAATAGAGGCTTTGAAGCATTTTTGTTCAATCCTTTAAGTAGTTTTAAAATGGACTTTGCTGAAATAAAAATTACAAATTTTTATAATGACGTAAAATGGTATTTTCCTAAAATGAAAACAGGACAATTACTAACAATGCCTATTAATGATGACCCGCAACCGCAATGTGCTTATTTTGTAAAAGACATTAGTAGACAAAGTGAAATAATAGATTATGGGCTACTGATATAATGGGAAAACTGGTTCCTGGACAACCGTTAATATACGAACGTGCAGACGGAGTAGTATATGCAAGATATAGAGATCCACCATATAATTCACAACCACGTTGGATAATAGGCGGAGATCCTGCAGGTGTTGCTAGAGCACAGGGAGAACTGTTAGACTACGGTGAATGGCAACTACTATGCAAGCTGTCACAAGAAAATATAACACTTAAAAAGTTAATGGATCAATTAGTAACAACATACTATATTATAAGAGATGAAGTTAAAAATTAATTGCATTATAAGAAAATATAGTGTATACTATTAAGTATAAGGAGTCAAAAAGTTGTCATATCAAGAATTTCCAGTAAAAGAAGTACTAGCATGTATAGATTCAAATGCTAAATCACTATGGAAAGAACTTACAGACGAGCAAAAAAAATGTGTAAACTTTTGGTTACTTAATAGATATGCAAGTTCGGTATCGGGTAACAGAGATGCACAAGAACTTGCAGTAGTAATGACTAATGAAATTTATAATAAAAATTGGAACGAACTAGGAACAAGACATCCTCAGTTACAATGGCAGTTACTTTGTTCTACACATAACGCTGACAGCAGTATTAGAAAGCATGTTTGGATAGGTTTTAAAAAGAAAACAGGTAATAACAATGCTATAAAATTATTACAACAAATTTATCCAAACATGAAACAAGACGAGGTAGAATTACTTGCTAGATTATCTACAAAAAAAGAACTCAAAGAATTGGCTAAAGAACATGACATCGATGCCAAACTCTGATAAACCATATAAGTGCGAATATTGCGGTAACGGATACATGCGAGAAAAAACTCTTGCAGCTCATATGTGCGAAAAAAAGAGACGTTGGTTACAAAAAGATGAAAAACGAGTTAGATATGGCATGTACGCATTTCAAAGATTTTATAAATTAAGTGCAGGTGCTAAGAAAGAAAAAACATATGCTGACTTTGTAGACAGCCAGTATTATAATGCGTTTGTTAAGTTTGGTAGTTTTATTTCTAATGTAAAGCCACTATATCCTGAAAAATATATAGATTATGTTGTTACTAGTGGTGTTAAGTTAGATCATTGGGCACGAGATGAATTGTATGAAAAGTATGCATTAGAATTTATTCTTAAGGAAGATGTTACTACGGCACTAGAACGTAGTGTACAAAATATGATGGAATGGGCTGAAGATAAAAGTGCGCCATGGAATCATTATTTTAATTACGTAAGTTTAAACAAAGCAGTATGGGATATTAAAGATGGTAAGGTAAGTCCTTGGCTCATTTTGAACTGTAAAGCAGGAAAAGAAATGTTAAATAAGTTTAACGATGAACAGTTGGAAATGGTTTATCATGTTATTAATCCTCAGCACTGGGCAATGAGATTTCAAAGGCAACCATCAGATGTCCAACTGGTCAAAGATGTAGCAAAGGAATCAAACTTATGAAAATTTTAATTTGTGGATTACCGGGTAGCGGTAAGACCACATTAGCAGCACCGTTTGCCAAATTGATCGGTGCTATTCATCTAAATGCAGACGAAATACGTGAAGAATATAACGACTGGGATTTCTCAGATCAAGGTAGATTAAGACAGGCGCAACGTATGCGTCATTTAGCAGACGGCGTAGTCAAAGCAGGTAAAGTTGTAGTAGCAGATTTTATTGCACCAACTAAAGAAGCTCGTAAACAATTCGATGCTGATTATATTGTATGGATGGATACAATAAAAGAAGGAAGATTTGCAGACACAAATGCAATGTATCAGCCACTAACAAAAAACGAATTTAATTACCACGTTAGTGAATGGTTTGATGACACACACGTTCAATTAATGCAAGTAGTATCAAAGTTTTTAGAAGATGGAAAATAAAGTATCACCAAAGCGTCATTTAGCTAAAGCAGTTACTTGGCGTATTATTGCAAGCATAACTACAGCAGCGATTGCGTATATGTTTGGCCTACCACCAAAAGCAGTAGGTGCTGTTTTTGTAGCTGATTTAATAATTAAATTTGTGTTATACTACCTACACGAAAGAGTATGGTATAAACACATAAGATACGGAGTTAAAGATGTTTGATTTTGATAAACCAACAGCACAACTATTAGGCCGCTGGCAACCGTGGCATCCTGGCCATACTGCATTGTTTAAAAAAGCATATGCGGAAATTGGACAGGTATGTATTATGATTCGTCAGGTACCAAAAGATACCGAAGCTAATGCAAGAGTTCCTGGACAAGATGATAATCCTTGGACTGTTAAACAAGTAATGAATAATATTAAAATTGAGTTAGAAAAAGAAGGCTTTACTCTTTATAAAGAATATGTTATAATTAAAGTTCCTAATATTGTTGATATTAGCTATGGTCGAGGAGTAGGTTATACGTTTACAGAACACGATCTCGGCGAAGAAGTACACAATATTAGTGCTACAAAAATTAGAAAAGAATTAAGAGAGAAAGGTAAATTAGGTTGAATCTTGAAGTAATTGACAATTTTTTAGATGACGAGCAATTTAAATTCTTTCAGTTTTCTATCATGGATGAAGCATTTCCTTGGTATTATTCTGAAGCAATAAATTTAGATAAAGATCTTGCACCTGAACCTAAATACGATTATCAACTATACAATACTGTATATGCAGCACCTGCTCATCAATCGGAACAGTTTCGATTAATTAATCCTATTATTAATAAAATTAATCCAAGGATATTGCTAAGAGCAAAATTTAATTTTGCTCCTGCTAATGATAGAATAATAGAGCAAGGTATGCATCAAGATATTCAAGTAGGAGAAGATTTACTTGACATCTGTACTACGGCTGTGTTATACTTAAATACAAATAATGGATATACTAAATTTGATAATGGAGACACTGTTGCTAGTGTTGAAAACAGATTTGTAAGTTTTCCATCTAAAACTTTTCACACAGGTACAACATGTACAGATCAAAAATGTAGAGTTGTACTAAACTTAAATTATATAAAATAATGCCTGATATTGATATAGACTTTGCAGATAGAGATATTATCTTAAGTAAGATACAACACCGTGTAGCTAAATTAGATAGCGATAAAAAGCACAACACAGGTGTTTACGTTACAGAAATACCTCATAATCCAATAGATAAGTTATCTACAATTGAACATAAGACAGCAGAAGAACGCGGATACTTTAAACTTGATTTTTTAAATGTTTCGATATATAAAGATGTAAGAGACGAACAACATTTACAAGAACTATTAGAAAGGACTCCCGAATGGACACTTTTACAGCACAAAGAATTTTCGGATCTTCTATTCCACGTAAACGGACACGAGAATATATTGCAGACATTAAAGCCCTCCAGTGTGGAACAACTGGCAGCAGTTTTAGCAATTATTCGACCAGCCAAGAGACACCTAGCGAACGAACCTTGGGAAAAGATAATGCAGGAAGTTTGGGTCAAACCAGATAACGGAGAGTACTACTTTAAAAAGGCGCATGCCATGAGCTACGCTTTTGCAGTAGTTGTTCATATGAATCTGTTATGTGAACAAATTAATTCTTAAGTTTTCTTACTAACTGTACGTTTTTTCTCTTAACACGTTTTACGTTTAAATTGCCTATGTTTACACATGGTCCGTCAACAATTCTTACATCTTTAGAATTCATTGTTATAATGCAATATGCAAACGCCTCCATTTCTTGACGTAAAAAGATACTGATTGGTATTGTTCGATTTGATTCCCACCACCATACTTCTCCAAGTTCAAGAAATAATTCTTTTTCGTTATCTGATTTAATATCAGTATAAACATACATACTGGTGACAACATTGTCTTGATTGATAATAATCCCGACATATTCCGTACCGCCATAAGAAACAATACTTATGAATGGGAAATTTTCTTTAAATTCTTTTAGGATCATGTTTTTATTAATTAATTCCTATAAATACAGTATGTCACTTATATCTAGATATTTAGTCAACAACAGAACCAAACTTGTAGCCAATGTGGCAGGATTCGTAACGGAGTATAGACCAGTGTATCAAAAAACAATTTCAATTTACAAAGGTATTGATAATACCTTAGAGTTTCAGATTTTAAATCCTGATCAAAAACCTATTCCATTAACAAACCAAACTGCACACTTTGTTGCTTTTGATTCTGAAAACAATCAAGTAATAGAGCATACTGGTGAAGTAGTTATTTCAAATAAAGGGTTATTTAAAATTGTTATCACTGAAAACGATACTTTAAATGTTGATTCACAATATTTGTCCTACAGTGTTTATTTAACTGATACAGCAGCAACAAAAACACTAACTTATGCAGACGAACAACTAGGTGCAAAAGGTACACTACATCTTTCAGGTGAAGCATTTCCTGGTCCAAAGAACTCGTATACTATTACAACATTCTTACAAGCTGGTGTCGATAGTGACGAATACGTAAGCGAAGCAGTAACAGCTCAACCTGCACTTAACGGAAATGATGCACTACACACTGCGGTTTTTTATACAAATAATTATGACGGCGACATTTTAATTCAAGCAACATTAGATAATAGTTTAAATGAAGCTACAAACTGGGCAACTATTGAATCAGTCAATTTTGATGGATCTGAATCTCAACCTATACCGTTTAACTTTAATGGTGTATACAGTTATCTAAGATTTAAAACATCAGCAAATCCAGAAAATAAAATCACAAAAATATTAGTCAGAAACTGATTGACATTACACTGTACTGACGCTATAATAATAGTATGAGTGTAGTAAGCGATACAGTTCTGACATACTTGCCTGCTAAAAGGAAAACAACTCCTAGTGGCTGGCTATCCTTTAACGCACCGTGTTGCCATCACAATGGTCACAGTGCAGACACTCGCGGCCGTGGTGGCCTTATAAGTAACCCAGATGGAGGCGTTAGTTATCATTGCTTTAACTGCGGCTTCAAAGCAAGCTGGCAACCGGGCAGAAATTTCTCACACAAGTTACGAAAACTTCTACAATGGACAGGAGCGCCTGACGATATAATCAACAAGGTGGCGTTGGAAGTGATGAGAGAGAATGAAGGTGTAGAGGCAAAAACACGCATAGCTGAACTGCCCTCATTCAACACTGTCCCGTTGCCAGACGATGCTGTTAGACTAGCAGATCATCAATGGGCCGAAGCGGGCACTATACCAGAACGTATGGTAAATGTTTTTGCCTATATGCTAGAACGTAATCTATGCATAGATGATATCGACTATCACTGGAGTCCAAGCCTAGGGTACCGTGATAGATTGATCATACCTTTCTACTACGAAGGTAGGGTAGTGGGTTGGACTGCTAGAGCTATTACACCAGATAAGAAGCCCAAGTACTTAACAGAGGTACAACCTGGATACATATTCAACTTAGATGAGCAACGTCATACCAAAGTGTTTGCTATTGTGTGCGAGGGTCAGCTCGATGCACTACACGTAGAAGGTTGCGCACTAGGAGGGTCGGAGATTTCAGATCAACAGGCTATGTTACTCAACAGACTGCAGAAGCAGATCATTGTAGTACCCGACAGAGACAAAGCAGGGTCTAAGCTAGTAGAGCGAGCAATTGAGCTAGGATATTCAGTAAGCATGCCACCCTGGGCAGAAGATATTAACGATATTGGCGATGCTGTTGCACGTTACGGAAGGCTATACACACTACACTCAATAGCTGTACATGCAACAGAGTCGCCCCTTAAAATAAGATTGACGGCAAAGAAATGGTTCGATTGATTTCTTTACTTTTTGTGCTGTTTGTGTTATACTTGAGTATCAAAGCACAGCAAACAACAGAGTCAGATAAGGCCTTTACGTATGAAGTGCCAAGCATAATTACAGTAGAAGAACTTCCGCCGATAGGAAAAGAATGAGCAGACAAAATACAGATTACGGATATGATATACAAAAGGTATATCTAGAAATGTTTATGACAGACGCTGAGAGCTTTGTACGCTGTCAGGGTGTGTTTGATCCAAACACATTTGATAGACGTTTACAGGCGCCAGCGACGTTTCTAAAAGATTATGTAGAAGAGCATAATGCTATTCCTACATTTGACATGATTAATGCAGCAACAGATGCACAACTTAAAGATCCAGGACAACTACAGGAGAACCATTATGACTGGTTACTTCAAGAATTCGAAACCTTCTCCAGACACAAGGCTTTGGAAAAGGCCATCCTTGATAGCGCAGATCTGTTGGAGAAAGGGGAGTATGGCCCGGTTGAGGATTTGGTTAAGAAAGCAGTACAGATTGGCTTGCAAAAAGATCTAGGCACAGACTACTTTGCAGATCCGAGAGCTAGACTAGAAGCAATCAAAGACAAGAACGGACAAGTAAGTACAGGCTGGCCTACACTAGACAAAAAACTGTTTGGTGGATTCAACAGAGGTGAGCTAAACATTTTTGCAGGTGGTTCAGGTTCAGGTAAGAGTTTGTTCATGGCTAACCTAGGTGTTAACTGGTGTTTGCAGGGCATGAACGTTATGTACTTGACGTTTGAGCTTTCAGAGAATCTAGTTAGTATGCGTCTTGATAGTATGACATCAGAGATTCCAAGTCGTGAAGTGTTTAAGAGTATTGACGATGTTGAAATGAAAGTTAAAATGATCGGTAAGAAGTCAGGCGCCTTCCAAGTCAAGTATATGCCTACAGGTAAAAATGCAAACGACATTAGAGCATATTTAAAAGAGTATGAAATTAAAACAGGACGCAAAGTAGACGTACTACTAATTGACTATCTAGACTTGATGCATCCAATTGGACAAAAGATATCAGCAGAAAACTTATTTGTCAAAGACAAGTATGTATCGGAAGAGTTGCGTAACTTGGCTATGGAACTAAACTGTATTTTTGTTACAGCATCGCAGTTGAATAGAAGTTCTGTAGAAGAAATTGAATTTGATCACTCGCATATTTCAGGCGGTATTAGTAAGATTAATACAGCAGACAACTTGATTGGTATCTTTACAAGTAGAGCAATGCGTGAACGTGGACGCTATCAGATACAATTAATGAAGACTAGAAGTTCAAGCGGCGTTGGACAAAAAATTGATTTAGCATTTAATATAGATACATTGCGTATTGAAGACTTAGGTGAAGAAGACGAACAAGCTGCAACAGCAGGTGCAGGCGGCGCAAGTGCAATCGCTCAAGCACTTAAACGATCTAATGTGACTCCTAATGAGACACCTGATGAAGGAACACCTGTTAAAAAAATTAAAGCAGAAACAGATTCAACTAAACTAAGAGACTTTTTAAACAACCTGGGAGACGAATGAGTTGCTTCGACTTTTACAAGACTATGAACTTGATATTATT